TGGTTCAAGCGGTGACTCTGCTCAGATTGGTTCAAGCGGTTACTCTGCTAAGATTGGTTCAAGCGGTGACTCTGCTCAGATTGGTTCAAGCGGTGACTATGCTAAAATTGACAGCACAGGGAAAGACTCCGTTATTATGTGCGCTGGAAAAGAATCTAAAGCAAAAGCAAAGGTTGGATCATGGATAACGCTTACAGAATGGGAATGGAATGATGAGAAAAACCGTTATGTCCCTGTGTGTGTTAAGACAGAGTACGTTGACGGAAATAATATCAAGGCTGATACATGGTATCAACTCAAAAACGGAGAATTCGTTGAAGTAACAGAGTAACTAACCACCCTCTCCTGTAGCAGGGAGAGGGTAAAAAGAAGAAAAATGATAGATTTACATAGTCTGAAAATTGGAGATAAAGCTATTGTTCATACTATTTATGGCGATTACATAGATACTGTAGAAGAAATAATTCCTGACTCAGATAGAGAATTTGGCTTCGGAGTAGTCTTCAAAGAATGTGGTTTAATACAAGACGATGAAGATGTATCACCTTACAAGGAGGATAAGCAATGAGCAAAGAAAAAGCTATCAAATATATTAAAGCAGCCCAAACTGCTATTGATGAAGCGCCGTATCCATGTACGACAAAGGCTAAGATATTGTTAGTGGAGGCACTTAAAGAGTTGGAGGACTAAGGTATGACAAAGCAAGAAGCAATGGCTTTCGCTATCAGCGTAGGAAAGCCGATAAGACACAACTCATTCTCAAAAGGTGAGTTCGTTCGATATAAAGGAAATGAGTTAGTTGATGAAGAAGAAACTATCCTTCCTCATCAAGAGTTTTGGACTATCCGTTCAGGTGACTCTTGGGAGAATGGATGGCAAGAATATAAAGATGCTTGAATATGATACAAAAGCAGACATGGAATGATGAAGTCAGAATTTTAATAACTGATGAAGAACATATTGGATCAGTTCAAATATCCATTCCATTATATGTTAGTGATATTTTCGAAAAAGCTGATGCTCTAATATATGCACTCTTTGTTGATGGTACTCATAGAAGATGTGGCGTTGCAAAACACCTATTACAACTCGCAGAGCAACAAGCTAAGTCGAATGGAGTGAAGACAATCGGATTGGAATTTAATAAAGATGAATCTGATAGATTTGTTCTATATTGGTATCTCCGTAGTGGTTATAAACCATTTAATAAGAAAAGTAATTTATTAATTAAAAAGTTGGAGGGTTGATATGATAAAAGAAGAAGCGAAATATCTATTGCCTATTATGCAGGCATTTGTAGAAGGGAAGGTTATTGAGTGTAGGGCCAAATTAAACCGTATAAAAGGCGTTGTAGACATTCCGAACAAATGGACCGAAACGAATGAAATTTGGTGTGTGAATAGTCTTGAGTATCGTATCAAGCCAGAGCAAGAGCCAAAGTACCGTCCATTTAAGGACGAAAAAGAGTGCTGGCAGGAAATGCAAAAACATCAGCCGGTTGGGTGGGTGAAGGATAATGACTGCCATTATGACATAGTATCTGTTAGTAACAGAGATGTGAGTATAGTAAACCTTACTGGTGATATAATAATATTACGTTTTAGTGATGCTATGGAAGACTATACCTTTGTCGACGGAACTCCGTTTGGAATTTTAGAGGAGGAATAGATATGACATGGGTAGCTGTTGATAAAGGTGGCTGTGAACATATTTTTGCAGAAAAACCTTGCAGAAATGAAAGTAATACATTATGGATTTGTTCTGTCGTATATTTATATGGGCAGAGGTACGCAAATACCGGTTGCTGTTACCTTCCTAAAGGAAGTATTAAGAAACTCATCGGAAGGGAATTGACTTGGGAGGATGAACCAGTTGGACTTTAAAGAAAAATAGTTATGAGAAAAATTAAATTTAAAGCAAAGCAACTCAACTCAGGAGAATGGTTTGAGGGCGATTTAGTACATCTTGGAAACAGAGTATGTATAGGAGGAGACAATATAAAAGATGGAATAACAGATGTTGACCCTGAAACCGTCTGTCAGTTTACAGGATTGACAGATTGTAAAGGCAAAGAATTGTTTGAACACGACCTAATACATATTGTAGGTTCTAACTATGCTTCCGAAGTGATTTGGTCGGAAGGTCGCTATGCTTTTATGGTGGTCTGCGAGAACAAACATTCTTATGGTCTTTACAGTGTTCTAAAAGCTTGTAAGATAGAAAGAATTGGCAATAAGTTCGATAAGGAGAAATAGCTTATGAAAAGTATATTCTCTATGTTTGCTTACTGGGATAGAGTACATCAATTCCAAGACGGACATATCAAAGTGGAAAGAAATTTGGCTTGGAGAAGAAAGTATCTTCATGTTCGTAATAGTAATAAACAATTAATCTTTTAGTGTATGAAAGAAGAAACAAGAAAAGTTGTAGTTCTCGATTGGGAAGATAAAATCAAGCTACAACAAGTTATCAAGGATTTGAAAGAAATTGCTGATACCTATCAAAGCCCCTGCAAGGAGCTTACTGGCATCAACAATACACTTTACTATCTCAAAACGATTGAGGAGAAAATTAATTAGTGTATGGAGAAACGAATAATTTTAGACGAACAAGATATTGACGAATTTCACGAGGATGCAGCGATTCTACGCTGGGTATACGACTTAATGACGAAAGAGTATCGTATAAGTGAGCACTCCAAAAATATGCCACGTTTTGCTAGAATAATTAATAAATTAAAGCAATTATATACCTATACGTTTTGCAGACGAAATAGCCAGTTATGATATTTTGACAGTATTAAATAAAACCAAAAAATGAAACAAGGTAATAGACATAAAGAAAAATGTTGCGGCACCTGTCATTGGTTTGAAAACGAAGACGCTTATGGCGTAGGATGGTGTTCTATTAACGTTTGCGAAACGTCTTGTGATCAAGTATGTATTTTAACTTTAAATAAACAACAATGATTGTAAACATTAAAAAATTAAACCCAAAAGCGGTAATTCCCTTCCGTAAGTACAAAAGTGACTTTTGTTATGACTGTGTAGCTGTTTCAGAAGAGGAACTCGCACCGAATGTGTGGAAGTACCGGCTTGGCTTTGCTTTGCAGCCAAGTTTATTGTTAAAAAACACAGTCAAAGGTAATTTCGATAGCAATATCTGCTTTACCCTCCGTCCACGATCATCCGTTTGGGAAACAGGTATGGTTTTATCTAACAGTATAGCCACTATTGACGAGGGGTTCATAGGAGAGATTTCTGCCGTATTCTATCACATAATGCCAAATATGCCAAGATACAAGGTTGGCGATAAGGTTTGTCAGATTCATTTTGACGTTTGCGTTGACATAGAGTTCAATGAAGTCGATACGCTTGAGGAAACAGAACGTGGTACTAACGGGTACGGATCAACAGGTAGATAACAACTATTATTAAAGAGGCGGCTTTCCTTCACGGACAGTCGCCTCTTTTTGTTTAATAACCAACTAAAACACTAAAAAACTAAGAACGTTTAATGTAGCTTTAACTTCCAATATATCCAACCTAAAAACGCGAGAACACCTACGAAAAGACAAGCTGATGCAATCTTACCTATATTCAAGAAAGCTTTATCAGTCTTTGATAGTTGTTTCTCGACATATACTTTATCTTTCGATATTTTGCTTATTACTGAGATTAAGGAGTCACACTTGCTACGATACATCGTCGTACTATCCTTGTATTCTTTAAGACTCGAAATACTATCTCTCAGTATCTGTACATCTTCCTGTGATATCTCGTGATATTCGTAGTGGAATCTGTCTTCGCCGACTTTGTTTCCGTTCACATCGTACTTCGAAGCTGTACTATCACTTATATGAGTCTTCTCTTTGGTGGTAGACTTTACAGACTCTTTATGCGATGCTCTGTATGATTCCAGTTCCTTAATAAGCCTTGCGTTAAAGAGTGAATCCCACTTAGCTTCATTGCGATCGTCAGTGATATACGTATGTTTCTCTACCACTCGTTCTTTCGCCTTACATCTACAGAACGTTGAAAGGATCAGCATTGCTATTGCAATGACAATCACAACCCTTGTTATCTTATCAATCAGTTTCATAGGCTACTGAATTACAATCGTTACTTTTTCCTTTTTATCCCAAGCTGTCTTCATGGTCTGAATGAGCTTGTTGGTCCAGAATCGAGAATCGCTAACCCATCCTTTCTTGACGTTTTTACCGACAAGAATACAACCCTCTGTGTCTTTTGCAGAGTTACCGCTATGTATGCGTACCCCATCAAATCCTTTGACGTTCAGAAGCAATGGCAACATCTTCTTAAACCGGTTAGAGTAGGTGTATACACATTCGTAGCTGCCACTTGGTATTGCAGTCTGCCCATATACCTTTTTCTTCTTGATTTCTTCAAGCTGCATATCTTGGCGCAATCCTCTGTCTGTATCTTCAAGAGTGTTGCATCCGAACAAATTACCATTCACATACAGACGACTGATAGTATAGTCGTCCTTTTTCCAGGCTCTATCAATTAGTACTTCCATTCTCGTTTTCCTCCTCTTTTTTATCAAACTCCTGACTCAATCTCTCCAATATCGGCTTCCAATAGCTCGGCAATGCCTTTGCGAACTCAAACCTCAGAATGTAATAAATAACCCTGAATGAGATATTCTTAGGGTATGCCTTAATGAGATTTTTAAACGCATTGCATATATACACATAGCAGAATATATACGTGAGCATCTTGATTACAAACAAAGCCTCGTTTCCGTCATTACAACCGACCATGATGCCGTATATGACGTAATCAATGGTCAGGTATAGCAACATTTCCAAAATGGCGTTTACGAACTTCGATGCAGAAAAGTTCTTACATCGCACAACACTTACACCATCGGCCCTCATTCCGCAGAAGATATTAAAGCCGAAAGCGATTACCAGCGCCAACACGAAACCTTCAGTCGGCGTTGCAAAGGCGAGTATAGCAGAGAAGATTGTCACCGCTATCTGCCGGATTTGGGAAGAATCTAATAAATCTATCATAATCGTTATCCTGAATAATTTGTAATAAAAAATATAAGTTTCGGTCTTTTCTGCAAATATAGCAATAAAATCCCGAAACTCAATCAGATAACGATCAAAAAGTCAAACTTTTAGGTCATAAAATGGCAATTCTCCGTTAGCGAGAAACGAAATACACTCATCGAAGATTTTTCTCTCGTAGTCCAGAGTGCCTGTTTTAGGGAACCACTTCCTTATCTTTTCGTCATTTCTGTTAACCATCTCTCCCCATAGCACACACCAGTCTGCTATATTGATTTTGTCGTTCTTGACCTCATGCCAATAGTCCTTGGCTACATCTTTAGTGTGAAGCTGGCCTATAAGACACAGGTGCATATCGGCCATTTCTTCGTCATAGTTACAGCCAGACACCTCTCCTTGTATCTGCTTCATCATCTCAAGCATGGCGCTGTTATTCATACCTATCTCGCAACTCTCTATCATGATTTGCAGGCAAGCCTTCAACTCTTGCATGTCTTCGCACGACACGACATTCTCAAAAACCTTTTTCATTATCTGTTTTTTAATGTTTATTTCATGAAATACTCTCTGATGTCATACACGCCGTCCTTGTCTTTCAGTAAGTCGACGGCAAGGCTATATGCGTACACCAAAAGATGATCGTCATCAATGTCACTAAAACTGTCCTTGCCGAGAATCTTTGCTACGGTTTCTCCATGATCGCTCACCACTTGATTCATGGCCACATACAAGGCATAGTCGTTATAGCAAGGGCTGTCTTCTGTGTGTAGATTGTGCTTTTTCATTTCGCTGGACCACACTTGCATATCCCAAGTAGCCTTTGGGTCCATTTTCTGAATGATAGACAAAGCTTCCTTTTTGGTGAGATAGTTCTTCCACTTGATGGCACATAGTTTCTCGATATACTCTTGTGCCAGTTCGGGGTGCCTGTCTGCCATATCCTTCATCATGCAGCGCATGGTATCACCAAAAACGCGCATGTACTTCACGTTTGCCGACGTAGCCATTATTCCATATAGCTCATCAAAGTTTTTCATCAATTCTTCCATATCCGTATTATTCAGTTAATAAATTTTTTAATTCAGCAAAATCGCTCTCTCCAAAACTAATACTCTTCTTGCTCCCGAAAAGAAGTGTCGTGAAGATATTGTCGGGTAGGTCGATATACAGAGTTCCGCCATCAATCCTACCGCTTATGAATCCAATCTCAAAGCTATAGTTGTCAATGGTTTTTAGCATCTGCATGGCATCGTCAAAGATGGTATCTACATTAATATCACCATTCTCGTCACCGATAAACAATGCTGCATTATCAATAGTTTTACCTAACTTCTCCTTGTTGATGGATATGATATTGTGCGCTGCACGTTTCATGTAGACGGAAGGAATTGCCAACATTGGGTTTCCTTTTATCATATCGTCAATTCTTGCGTCTGCCCACAGGTCTACCGATGTAAGCAGCTTCTCTTTAAGTTCCGTTATGTTCATTTCTTAACTCCTCCTTTCTTTGTTTTGTTGTACCATACGAGGTATTCTTGCCAAGTTTTGTCACTGTGGTTAGTCATATAATCGTTGAGCATGGCAGATTTCTGCTCCTCTGCCTGCGCTACTTCTTTTCTCAGTCGTTGCATCAAGGACAAGTGTTTCTTCAATGCCTCCTGTCCTTGCTGAGTACTCTCAATGCGAGGACGTATGATGCGCAATTCCTCGTCTTGCACTAACTTAGACACATATTGCAAGCTATTGACGTATTCCTGGTTTTGCATCAAGTACTGCCTTTGCGCCCCTGTAAGATTGTCCTCAATCTTGTCGATTTCATCCCATAAAGGGGTTGGAGATTGCTGCGCTTGCATATTGATAGATGCTCGCTTCTGCTGTATTGCCTCATACATCTTCTGTAGCTCTGCATCCAACACCTGAGGCTGCTGTTGCTGACCTGTGCCAATATCCAATAATGGACTGTTACTGAAATTCATCATAATAAATCTCTTTTAAAGTTGGTGATATATTTTAGAGAGGTGAGAGGGCATCCACCAACGAGGGCAAACACCCCTCACCAACTCATTTTTTCTTAGTCCTTTTTACAGACTTCCTTGCTGCTCTGTTACGCTCCTGTAGTGGGAGTGGTGGGAGTGGAGGGAGTGGTGCAGTTACAGCCGTAGCTGCCGTAACCAGAAACCACTGGCGTAGATGGGAGTACCAACTGACCACGAAGACAGTTACATGTCTTCTCGTTCACGTAAGCCATCATCAGCTTCTCCTTGTAAGGAGTAAGAGCCTCCATCACGGCAACCTTCTTGTCGAGGTCACTATACTTTGCTTGCAACGCGTCGTACTGGTCTCTCTGATTCTTGTACAGACCGAAGTCCGCATCAACCTGAGACTTGTAAAGACCGAACTCAGCCTGCATTGCACGGCGGTTCTCGGCGTTGATAGCATCGTTAGCTCCCTTATACATAGAGAACTTCTCAGCGATGTCTGTCTCGCGCATAGCGTAGAACTTGTTAGCGGTGTCGAGCTTCATACCGAATATATAGGTAAGCAACTTCACCTCATCATCGCATTCCTTCTCCATTACCTGCAAGGCGGTTGGCTGATTGGAACTTGAGTTAGCTCCGTAAGTGTTGATGTTCACGTTCTCAGGCATATTGCTGCCACCGAGAGAGCCGAATACACCACGACCATTGCCGTTGAGCAAAGCTAAAGCCAAGCCACCGATGCCAATGCCAAGTGCGGTTCCTGCCAAACCCTTGCTGGCATACTCATCATGCTTCTTTCCCTCTTCGTAGATTTTCTTCTCTACTACTTTTGCATCTGTCATTTCCATGATACAATCTTTTTTAAGTTATCCTTAATATTAACTAACACTATTGTAACGTTACGATGCAAAGGTACAGCGAATTAATAAGAACAAATATAACTCTATCACACTTTCTTTTAGTGGTTGATTATCAGTGTTTTAAGGTGATAGTAGGTAATGTCATTTTGAGCAAATATAGGGGTAATTAAAATCCTTTCCAATGTTTGCATGATTGGAAAGGATTGAAAACAAAAAGAGAGGCAATCACTTACCTCTCTTACTCTTAATATAGTGAAGAATATCCCACTTCTTCCAATATCGGCTGTGTCCTCTTTTCTTGCACTCGCCATTCGGAATGTCGCCTCTCGCTACCATACGATTGAGTGTAGCATCAGAAACGTGAAGCTTCTCTTTTACCTCCTCTGTGCTCATCATCGGGTTGAGCATATCGGGAATGATATCACACAGTCTATCCAAGTCCTCATCGCTCATTCCGCAAGCGGTAACCTTCTCACCATTTCGCTGCTGCTCGTCTGCCTTGAAGCAAGCATCACTCAGCGACTTTAAAGCTGTTCCGAGTATCTTATAATTCAATATCTTTCCCATATTTTTATGCACAGATTTTTCGTCCTAACTTGGTTTTGCTGATAAACATGTCACAGAATCCGTATATATAAAACATTGCCGTTACTATCATGACAGTGAAGCAGGAATCTACCATATCCTTAGTAGTATACCAACTCCATTCCACGATATGAGCCGCATTGATGCCGAAAAAGTAGAAGAAAGGAATGCGGTATCTCCAACATAAGAAAAAGAATCTGCTTGCCAGTATAAGAACCATAGGCAGAATGTACACCATAAAATATATGTAGAGATAGCAAGGTGCATTCTCCGCATAAGGAATAAACATGTCTCGTGGATGCTGCGAAAAATCCCACATTCCGTATGCGTGGAAGCACATAAGTGTAACTGGAACATACTTGCAGAACCAGCAAAAGAACTTCAAAATTCTCCGTGAATATCTGTTACCATGTTTCATCAGCAAGTTCATCACCTCGCTGACATCTTTGTCTTGCAACCAATGTAATAGGTCGCTTTCATCTTCTTTATTCATAATTTTCGGTTTTAAGATTCAAAATAAGATGGTTGCAAAGTTACACTTCTGTTGCAATAACGCAAGAAAAAATGCTAAATTGTTAGCGTTAAACTTTATTAAACCATCTTATTGTTACCAACAACGGCGTTTTACTATCAATTTATTATCCAGTACGTCACGAATACGTCCAGAAACCCTGCAACCTCTGCCATATACCACACAGGCTTATATCCTTCGTCATCGTCCGAACAGCTTACGAGTAGGAGATAGATAAGAGCTATTACAGCCGTTGGAACCCAGCACACCGACAGACACCAGCCCACACACCCTGCCGCAGCCACAAGTGCGCCAACCTTATGAATATGGTAAGCATCGGCATCAAGATAATTTGGTGCAGCACCAACGAACATCAGTCCTCCACAGCCGATAAAGGCGAGGCATTGAACACCCTTACCTGTGTCGAGTATACACACCATCATCAGTACCGCACACGTAACCATTACAGCGGTAAACACCCATCCATAGTTCCGCTTGCGCTTATCGCCAATTACCTCGCTACCCGTACAATTCTGTAGCTGGTAATACACGTCACTCACCATCGCAGGAACGCCAAAGCGCATTGCTGCGAGAAGCAGAAATCCTCCCAAGAGAAGGAAAGAAATAACACTTAGTATATACATAATCTTTTCGTTTTAATGTTAAACTACTATCATTTTGCTGACATCGGCATTATGATGTTACACACTCATCTCAAGCATCTTCGGGTAACCTGTCTTGTAGTCGTAAGCCTCTACCTCCTCAATGTTTGTCAGCTCATTTACAGCCGCCTTGTGGCTTGCCGTGACATTAAAGCATTCCAGGGCGTACATCTCAAGCGCAGAGAGCAACTGGATAGCCTTGTCGCAATCCACTACCAGTTTCAGCCCTCCGAGCCAAAGAGTTGTCGTCTTCTGCCCTGCTGCTTTGGCAATAGTGGTGGAGTTCATCAATCCCACACGTGTCGCTTTGTCAAGCCAAACAAGCAGTCCGTTCAGCATAAAGCCGTTCACCTTGTCCGATGTGTCGTAGGCTGTTATCTCTGTTATCTTTTCTATCTTAGCTTCTTCGAGTTTCAAGGCATCCAGCTTTGTAGAGAATTGAGTAAATGCAGCCCTTACTTTGGTTTCATCGAAAGTAGCTTTCGGCAGAGTACATTCGTAGCACTCATAAGCGTTCATCTCTTTGTTAAACTCGGCATTGATGTGATATACCACCATGTCTCCGTACTCATACTTTTGCCTGTACTGACCTTGAGGAATAAAGGTCTTGATAAAATTAATTTTCTCCATAATCTTTTTTTAATTTTTATAGTTATACTTTATTCTAATTTTCTTCATATTTACGCAAAAGACTCTATCTTTATGTGGCATCATCGCCCATGCCTTTCTCCTTATATTAAAGGAGTCGTAATGTGCAAGAACACCCATCAGGCTGTTGATGCGGTTTACGTACCTCTGCAACACTTCACCTTTAGGGTCGGGCATCATTCCGAATTTATCTATCACGTCATATAGATGTTCCACGGTCCGTGAGTTTGGGAGAATTCTGCCTGGGCGAATTATTGCGCCTGTGAACCTCACTCCGCTCGATGCCCTCTGTAGGCTGACCTTCTTAGGATGCAGTGTAAGCCCAAGCTCTTTTAGCAGATAATCCCTTGATTCTTGCAGGATGTTCAGTAGCAGATTCCTGTCTCTACTGATAGCTACGAAATCATCTACATATCTGCCATATCCGCCATTCTTACCTACTCGCTCTATCATCAACTTATCGAATGAAGACAGCAGAAGGTTTGCAAGGAGCAGTGATGGCAGGTTTCCGATAGGCAGGCCAATACCTTCTCCGCAAGTGAATAATGATTTATTCTTCGGCAGCTTATTCCACAAACTCAAATCACCAACTCTTACACAGTTCTTTGTCGGGTCGTGCAAGACGACTTTCTTCCATAGCCACAGCCACCATTCTATATCACTTCCACGATACTTTTCCCTGATAACCTTTTCAAGGAGGTTATAAAGGAGCAAGCGATTTATACTCATAAAGAAACCCTGTAGGTCGCATTTCAGCACCCACCCTTCCGTGGCATAGTTATCGCTCACTCGCTTTATTTCCTTCTTTACATCAGTGATTCCGTAATCAGTTCCCTTACCCACACGACAGGCATAAGCTTTGTCTGTCATCTCACTTTCGAGTATGTCTGCAAATTTAATCGCAAGCAGATGGTGTACTATCCTGTCTCGGAATGCAGCACAGAACACTTCCCTGAGCTTTGGTCTCGTTACACAGAAAGTCTTGCTCTTGCTTATCTCGTATATCATCGAGTTGAGTTCGGTATATAGTTGATAATTATTCGCAATATAGTTCATCTGGTATTCGATGCAACCATCGGTCGAGCCTTTATGCTTACAGCAGTCGTAATAGGCGACATACACCTCTTCTATCGTAACATACTCTTTCTCAAATTTCATTTTTTAAATGGCAAATACAGAGATAATCGTCACTACCTGATAATCGAAAACTGGCAAAACCACGTAGCTGTACGACTTGTCGATGACGTACGCTCTACTACTGTAGTTCCAAGCGTTCGTAGCATTGTACTGCGTATCTCGGTATTTTCTCCGTTTTTACGGTCTGAACACTTCTCTTTTCAGAGTTGCGTGTTAATACCCCTTGTCACTTTAGTGACGGCACCCTCGTGTTGCATACAGCTTCACGACTCTCACCTTTGCGCTTTTGCTCTGCCTTCTGCCAGCCATACGCCTCTCTCAGTACCTTCTCCGCTAAATGATTGAGGTTGGTTGCCTGTTTCTTGTTCAGAAACTCAGCATCCGTGAGGAGGTTGATCCTTGAGTTGACTTCCGACATGAGCAATATATATTCATGGATACGTTCTTCTCTTTCCGTCCAGCTCTCGTTGATTCTGTGTATCATATCGAGGGCTGCGCAAGCCTTGCTGACAGCCTCATTATAGGTGCTGTATCTCACAATCTTGCTGACGGTCTTGCTGTACTTGAGAAGTATCTTGCACAAGACGAGCGTATCTTTGTATATAAACAAATTCTCTGTAAGTGCCATTTTGAAAAGAGATTTAAAGAGATGAAGAGATAAAGAGGTTAACAAGCGAAAACTGGCAAAACCACGGAGCTGTACGACTTGTCGATGACGTGCACTCTACTACTGTAGTCCCAAGCGATCGTAGCATTGTACTGCGTAGAAGTCCACCTGTATTTCTTCATTACGAAGTTGTAATAGTCTGTCGCAACCGTCTCACCATACAGGGTTTCCAATACCTGTTTGATGATACCGATATTGGCTACGTGTACGTATTCCTGACCAACCGACATGACAAATCCATGCAAATCATCACCGCCAAGGTTGAATATCTGACCATACGCATAATCAAAGGCTGGCACAGACAAGCTACGCTCCTGAGCCTCCTGCCTAATAAGGTATGATGAAGACTCTCCGTTGTAGTAATTTGCATCTTTTACATTATTACCATTTAGAGCAATAGAATTGAACTGCAAGTTCTGCGTACACCACGATGTACTTATCAGTTTTGACACATTCTTAATATCGCTTGTACGAATACAGAAAGTACCATGATTGATAGAAAGCGAAGCGTCTGCCACCTTGATAGCTACTGAGTCATCAGCGTTTCTTCCTGCGGCCACCCAGTCCTCGATGTAATATTCATTTTTATTCGCATCAACAACAAAGATACCTGCCTTAAACTGATAGAACCTGTAATCGATAAGCCTTTGAGGAACATTTGCCGTATAGGTTCTCGAGTTCTTGTTGAAGCTAACATTGTAGCCATCTTGGTCGTTAATGACAACTGTGTACTCCTTCTTGTATGGAACGAACACTGTCACCTGACCTTTTTCATCTGTCTGATAGGTAGTGGCCTTCTTGTCAACCGTCACAATAACAGGAATACCCTCCCAAGCTGTGCCTACGTTCTCAACATACTTTGTAGCCGTGATAATCACCTTCTCCATACTGTCCTCATCGTAAGGCAGATATTCCACATTGATATTGCGGCTACCCAGCACGGCAGTATAACCTTGAGGAGCGATAGGTTGAGCATTGCCATATTCGGGGAACGTCACCTGGTAATAGTTGCCTCGGGCAACAGTGAATGTAACTTTACCCTCTGTATCTGTTGTATAGGTCTGAGGTGTTTTGCCGTTGTTCAAGAATACATTAATCTTGATACCAGCCACCTTGATAGAGTCAACCGAAGATGCGATAGTGACAGTCACTTCCTCATCGGTATTGATAACATCTACCGACTTGGTTTCTCCGTGTCTGTTGGTCACAGATATTGTTGAGCCTGCCAGCTCTATATTACAGGTCTCTGCTCCAGCCGTTGCAGTCTCTGCCTTTTTAAATATCTCCTGTGCCTTGGTAGCAGCCTCGATAGCTGGCTTCTGCAACTCCTTGATTTCTGCTTCTGTAAAGTCATCGTAAGTGAATGGGTCGCCCTTTTGTCCTTGAGAACCTTGTTCTCCCTGCGCTCCAGTATCACCCTTCATACCTTGCTCACCACGCTCTCCCTTGTCACCTTTAAGTTGCATGAGGTCAAATTCCTTTTTCTCACCACTCGGACGAGTAATATTCAAGTTTGTGCCGTCAACATCAATATCTACGTTTTGTACTTTTTCCAGAGCTCCGTTTACCTGACTTACGGCATCGTTGGCTTTTTTTACGGCTTCATCTGTCTTACTTACCGCACCATTAACCTTTCCTAACGCCTCATTTGTGTCTGAAATGAGGTCTGACAATTCCACGGAAGGAGGGAGGATAATCATAGCAGTATCCATCTCTACACTGTTGTCGCCCTCATCGGTAGTTTCAAACTCGGTGTCAGCATCGGCATTGTTGGCCACGATAGCAAACTGGGGATATTCATTGCTTCTCCAATCGTTGCCGAATATCTTACCCTTCACCTCGATAGCATACGTGCCGAGGCTCATCTTATCACCCTCTACTCTCGCAAGAAGTACATTGTCCTCCTTCACATCTACCTCAAACGCAAGAGGGATGCGTCTAAACTGATTGCACACCTGTACCACCACGTCCGTACAGGCTGGCAGAGGGAAAGCCTTTGGTTGTCCCTCCACCATCTTCACCACTGGGATTCTTAGCGTGAAGTCATTACCTTTAACAATTTTCTTCATATAGCTATATGTTTTAATTAGTACTGTCTGTTAATTATTCTCGCAAGATATGGCTGTGTAAAACCTTCGAGTGTGTAAGACTTGTTCGGGTCGTAGGTCAGCAGGAAGTCGTAAGCATCGCCTTCTGCCATATCGAAATCAGACCAATAGCCACCGTTCCAGTGTATAATAAGCGGGAGGTCTTTAGTGTTCCATTGCGCCACATTTGCGTCGCCTTTTGTTGTGCATCTTCCTCTCATGGCGATGGACTCGCTGCCAATATCCATCACGATTGTAAGCCTTACGCAGAACTTGTCATCGACATGCTGCGAACCGAACAGTATCTGCTTGATCGTCCCGAGAGTGGGCAGCGCAAGCGCAAGATACTTTTTCGAGCTGACTATCAGGGTAAGCGAATCTATTTCCTGCACTTCGTTATAAGTAGTTCCTCTCAACAAACCTGTATTATCAAGGAATACATTCTTGGTAGTCATATTTATCATCGTGTACTTATATCCGTATACTCCACCGTTGACCGATACGTCACCAATACCGCGCAGCGCATAGTTCTGCACGCCGTTCTTCGCTTCCGCAAAGTAGCACACGTTGCTATGGTAGCCGTCAGTTGTATCGATGGCATCTACCCTCATCTTCGCACTGAGGTAAGTTCCAGGGCCAGGAACAGCGAGGGTCTGGTCCGTGTCGATGAATATAGCACTCCGTCCCTCTGCCTTGATCAGCTGAAAACGAGTATCTGTCAACATCATGCTGTCTTCCTTGAATACAGCACCACTCGACAGACCTTCGCCCGTTATCTCGAACCGTCCGAACTTCTTTCGTGTACCACTGTCCTCATCTTCGTAATATCTCACACCGAAAGCACCCTTGTCGGCATACATGTAGCCATCCTTAGAGACACGGAACGGAGAGTCGGCGGCTGTCGACGAACCTACCCAGAGAGGATATTGCTTTCCGTCTTCATCCTTCGCCTCGTCTATGTCGTAGTTTCCGAAATGAGCGAGGGTATTCTGGTTGTTGCTGTCCTTAGCCCACACGTGGTGCACATTGATAGTATTTGCATCTATCAAGTCGGCATTGAGCTTTCCGTCGGTGAACATTGCGGCCGTCTTGCCGTTGTTCTTCACCTTCACCTTGTCGCCATACAGCTCCACACCATCTGCCGTGATTTCCAGTCCTGCGGCCTTGGCTGTCGACTTATCTATGAGGTCGGTCTTTTTCTCTGTGTAGTCCGTCATATACGCACCTTCCTCTAACTTCGGTTTCGTTACCCAAGCTTCGCTACCGTTGATAACTCGCAGCAGAACACTCTTAGGCAGCACCGTGTCGCCCTCGCCTGTATAGGGGTCTATGCGCCAGTGTACCCAGTATCGTTTCCACTGCGATGTCAGGGTAAGTGACGATGCTTCGTCCGCAAAATTTTGCGTTACATCCCCTTGACAGTTCTCTGTGTAGATGCTGGCGTGTACGCTATCCTTATACATGTAAGCTTTGAGCGTACCATTACCCTTAGCAAGGAACGAGAATACATAGTTCTTACCTTGTCCTAAGTTGAGCACTCGTCCACCTTCTCCGTTCCAACTCAAGAAGTCGCACATATTATTGTTACTCTCGTCAGCCTTGCCATGCGCCACTGCGTATGCGCCTTCGTATGCGCCGGCTGTTTTGTCAATAATGGCAGTGAGCAGATTACTCTGCTGAGAGCTTGCCACAAGCGTTCTTGTATCGTCGAGCATATTGCCACCCAAGTAGTCGCAGTCTTGCTCCGATTCCGTCCATCCTGTATATTCCGTCCCTTCCTCTAACATCGGCATACAGAACCAGGCGTTAGCGTTGATTGTTGTATTACCTTTATTATCTCCATTATACAAGAAGATGTTGATCTCCACGTATTCTGTATTCTTAGAGTTGAAAGTATTGGTCACGAGCTGCCAGTTGCCACCATTCTTCCACGAAGACTCTCCCTTTAACAGTGGAATATTATCGCCTCTCTCGGTTGTCGTAGCATCTGCCATGGGGTATCGCTCCGCGATAATTCTCGCATTAGGATTGTCACACTTCACCCAGCATGAGAAGGTGTAGTCAGTATTCGGCTTTACAGGGATGTTGCCCCATTGTCCTCGCCAGAACAGCCCGTGATACTGGAAGTCGTTACCCTGAGTCTGAGTTACGCTGAATTTGACAGCGTTCATCCCATTCGTGCCTTCTGTCATTGTCGGTTGAAAGAGAGGATTGCACTCTATGAGTCCGTCTTGTCTGAAGGCGGTGCCGTACAGCAAATTCCGTCGTCCCACTCTCTTCTGACTCACGCTCAACGTTATATCTTGTGCCGTCTGCGTAATCTTAGAGTCGAGTGTCTTAAAACCACCTTGCATATCGCCATGAAGCTTCGTCATGTTGGTCTCAAATTTCTCGTTAGTGAGGAGCATTTTTCCTGTAAAAGCAGCCACATTCACGGCAAACTTAGCTGTAGCGGTATAGGTCACACCGTCTACGGAAAAGTCAATGTCAAACGAGCCGTTGGTGCAAGATACATCCATCGTGTCAGTGCCAAGGGTAGCCTTCTGGACTGCGATAGCGGATATGTAGAAGCTGTTTGTTTCGTTAAGCCTTGAAGCTACACAATTCACCATGTTCTTCACGCCAACTATCGTAACGTCCGTAAGCTCTTCATCTCCTCTTAGCACCCTCAGTGTTGTAGTCTTACCTGTCCCTACGTTGATAGCCTTTCCGTTGTCGTCTGTATCATACATCAGTGTATCAGGAGTGAGAAGCCAGGTAATACCGTCATTTCCGTTTATACCAGGGGTGCCTTGTTCTCCTTTCTCGCCCTGCGTACCTGTTTCTCCTTTAGGTCCTTGTGGTCCTTCGTCACCTCTATCTCCCTTTTCTCCTTTCTCGCCTTTCTCTCCCGACAGCACCTTCTGCCAGTCACTGCTTGCATCAGACGGCTCTTGACTTGTTCCGTTCTCGTTTATACAAGTCCACAGTGCGTTGTTGTGATTTACTTGGTCGTAGTAGGCATAGTTTCCTGCCTTCCACTCGCCTCTGTAGTTCACCATGTGCATGGTGTCACCGCTTGGAGATACCCATTCAAATAGATTGCTGTAGAATCTCGACCCGTCAGGTGAAAGGACGAACACTTCCTTGCCCTCGTGTGTATATCTGTCCACACCCTTGAAGCCTACGATGCGAGGTGTGTTCTCGCCAGTACTCTCCAGTATCAGTACACCTTTTCTGCTGTCGTCGTCTACCCATTGTCCTCCAATAGAAACAGCTCTGTGTCCGTCAAGCACAATAGTGTCTCCTGCTTCAGGAATACCACCTATCTCTGCCGTTGCAAACTCCTCCTCATTCATCGAGTCTAACGACAAAGAGTGCTTGCCGATTACTATCCACGAGAACATCTGCCCACCATACAGCTCATTGTCATATTCGTCATATATCTTCTCGTTCACACTCGATACGCCGTGCTCAGGGATTGTTCTCCAGTAGCTCTTATTGCTTGCGTTCATGGTTCCCGTAGCAAGAGTGCCGATAGTCCTACACCTCACTTGGTCGCCCTCTCTCCACAGGTTCTCTGTAGCCGTAGTTCCATCGTCAGCAAGAAGATAACAGAGCCAGCCTTCACACTTATCTACAGTAGTCTCGTGCCATTCACTGCTCTCGCTTTCCCATGTTACAGGCACAACCTTCACTATCTTGCTTCCTGAGCCAGAAAGGTACACATTACCGCCTGCATACGACAGTTTTCTTACATCCAGTTGGTTAAAGATAGCCTTTCCCCAGATGGTGAGGTTCGTAACAAAGGCGTGATATTTTCCGTTTTCCTCCTTCTTGACAGCGAAACCCTGCTCTGCTTCGTTGTCGTAGTCGATGGACTGCAACGACTCCAAGATGGCCCGTCCTGCCTCGTCTATCAGCGCACCGACTTTACCAAAGTAAGCACCTCTGTTCAGCTTTACTAAAGCCTCGCTCACCAGTCCTTTGATGAAGGTAATCACGCCTTGTGCGGTGTCATCCTTTAGCTTCGACAGAAAGTGTTTTGAAGCTTCATTGATAGTCGAGTCGGTTATCTGTTTTGACGTCTCGCTACTTACCTTTCCGTTTCCAGCCTCAAGGGATGAAATCTGCTGCTTTATCTTAGCCATCGTTCCGACCTCTACATCGTTCCTCAGAGTTACCTCATAGGTCGGTATGCCTCCTTCGTTTTCTCTTATGACGAGCTGGTCAATGGTTACCTTTCCTCCTATGTGCAAGTCGTCATCGTCAAACTCCATGATGTCGCCAGCCTTCAGTGTGTCGTGAAGGCTCTTGATTGTTCCGGTTTTATCTTCAGTCGCTTGGTCGTTTTGTCTGGCCATAAACACTTCGTCCACCTTTGGCTGGTACACATACCTTGTGTAGTCATTCTTGTCTATGTAGGCAATGGCGTATTTCAGAAGTTTTAGTGAGGCTGCGTTCACATAAGAGTCGGGTAGGGTGATACCTGTCAGCACAAAGTGATCTCCTTTTCTGATAGGATAGTCTTTATATGGGAACCACAGCTCCAAGGCATCGTCCTTTACTCTCTGTATGGTTAACCTCCATCTTCCGTTTTCTTTTACCGATGATGCCACCTTAAAGGTTCTTCCTCCACACATGCCATCCTTCATAGCGATAGAGAAATCACTGTCCTTCAGGTCGTTGATGTCGAAGTCGATAGACGGATTCAGGTAGATGTCAACATTATTTACAGTCTGTCCGTCTTCAAACCTTCCGTTGTCATCGGGTGCAACGCCCTCGTCAATCTCATCCACACGCACGCCACCGATAACCATTTCTTCGATTGTAGGGTATATCTCTACGATACCGTTGGTCTTGTCATCGTTATCAAAATATTGCGATGCTGAACGCAGACCAATCTGCTGTATGTTCACAGAGTCAATATAAGGCCTGTATGGATTGGTCGAAAAGACGTGCTCCTTGCCCGTTGGGTTTACATATTCCTTGTCTGCCTTACTCAGCGAGTTGTAGTAGTCGTTAAGCGAAACATGGGGGAATCCTGGCAACATCAGCCTGTTGATAGACATATTGTTTGGCAGATTCTTTGCATACTCCTTCATTGACGATGGCACTGCCTTAGTATTCAGGCCGCCAGTTATATACAACTTTCTGTTTCCTGCGTTTACCTGTGCGATAAACCTGTCAAGATTTTCTTTTGACGGCTCGTCTCCGTTGTCTTCCATGTTGTTCTTCACTTCCGAGTATAACATTACGGCCTGCCCGCTGCTCAAAGCTGTCACAACACAGGTGATGACCGTCTGAAAGTCAAACGTCACCTTCAGGACGTATCCGTACGTCTGCTCTTTACCCGTCCCGTCATTAGGTACGAAAACTCTTGGGATGGTGAAATAATTGTCAATGTACTCCATGTCGATATACACTGACAGATAACTTGTTGCAGTGTTCACCTCTGTGATGTTACAGAAGTACTTTGTGCCAAGGTCTGCGTAGTAGTGAGATGGGAGGTTCTTTTCTGAACCGTAAGCTCTTAGCCTTGTCACGATTTGCTGTTCTGAGTCTGCATTTTGAATCAACTCGCTTAACCCTTTTCCAAGCCCGTACTTGAAGATATTTTTTGCGAGCACGCCTGCCGTTCCAACGTACACGTTCCGACCTCTTACGATGAAGTTTACATCCCACTCGCTGTTTACTAAGGCCAAGGCCTCCCAACAGGTCTTTCCGTCAACGGTGATAGACTTGGATTCGATAACGTTCTTAGACGTTCCTCCTCCATAAACATTCGTCCAGTCCGCATCCGAACAGCCTCTCTGCAAAGACCTTTTCTTGTTGCGTGAGTACACTTTCCACACACCCTTGCCGATCTGTTCGTCAAGGTTGGCTTGTATCCTGTCGAGAAGGTCGTCAAGCGACTCTACGTAGAATGAAAACTTTGGCAGGGCAGTATAATGCAACTCGTTGTCGTTCAGAACCACGTCGAGAAACTCCGATCTCGACAACTCATCCTGCAACGCATTGAACTTTACGCTGTCATACACAAAGCCTTCTCCGTATGTGTTTAGACTTGATTTTTTGTCTTTTCCTGGCTCATAGTTCAACTCGAAGCGCTCTCCTCTGTATATGATGTAGTCGCCTATCTTAAAGTCTATTGGAGCGTTGTTTTTGAAGTCAATGGTAAGGAAGCAGTCTCCCATCCATTTGTCTGAGTACTGCAATCCGTGAACGACAACCTCGTCATCGTTCACGTCCGTAAGCTTTGTTCCGTCCTTATGATATATGTTCCACCTACTCATGTCTGTATCAGGTTAAGTTCGTTATGTTTCCGTCTGCGCCCATCACTGGCTTAATGTCTGTCACGGGGTCATTAAACTTAAAGGTAACACTCATCACCAATAAGTCTTCATTCTCTGGGTCCCTGTACAGCACAGGGTCTATGCTTTTCAGTCTCACGTGCTGCCTGCCAATCTTATTGAAGTCGCAGTACATCTTCATCATGCCTGTTGTTCGGAGATAATTTACAAAGCTCCTGCATCTCTCGTTCGCCCCATAAGCTTCTCCCTTAAACAGGAACTTTACCTTGTTTTCGTAAGCTGCCATATACAGGCCGTCTTTGCCTATATATTCATCGTCTCCATGCTCGTCATACCAGCTCCTCTTTACGGGTTCTTTCACTGCGTCACATGGCTTGAACGGACTCTCGCTTACGTACATACCGAAATCGGTTATAGTGTCCATTACCTTGGCACCATCAACCTCCTTCTGCATATAAATTCTGAAATAATCTTTCATAACTCAAAATCACTTATTATGATGCAAATATACAATTAATTGCATATATATACAAAGATATACGTATAAATATGCGTTAATTGAACTTAAAATCGTGTCTATCCCTGATATTGACTGGCCCGGTAGCTTTCACAACTGTTCCTCCGTATTGGTAAATGAAGCACTTTGCGGTATCTTCACATTCAACATGAAGCTCTGCACCATCTAATAGATTGACAAACACCCTGGAGAATCCCTTAACCTTCAGGTAAAGTGAAGAGTTGTGCCTTGCGTATATCTCTCCACTGCCCATCCAGTCATAGTTGATGTTTGCTACACACTCTCCATTGAGGATGACAATCTTTGGGTTTTGTAGGTCAACGTTCTCGTCAACATACACACCATGATCATGAATAACATCACCAAAGTACTTCTTCATATCCTTGGTCGAAGGCCAGTTTCTTCCGATACAGAAGTCGATGCCCTTAACAAACTTCTCGACCATCTCATGCTTGGATGAGTTGTCGTGCCACTCGGCAGTCCACTGAGCGCAAAGGCCCAGTGAAACTGCTTCTTTCTTCATCTTGTCTGATAAATTCTTCTTTTCAAACATAATTTCTTTAGATTTAACTGATTCTTAAACTCTTTACGCCAGTTTCCTTGGTTATAGAACGCATCCACGAATACATATCATCAAGCTTGCTGTTTCTGTACTCAGCAAGAGTAACAAGCTGATTCATAGCGACAAGCTGAGACTTGGCAATTACGCTTATCTCTGGAAGTGCCGACTTAGTTAACTCTGTTAACTGCTTGAGATTCTCATTGTCTTCTGCACAATATAATCTGATTGAATTAAGGTACGATGCGAGAAGGCCGATTTCTTCCTCATTAATGCCCTTAATCGAATTGGTCAAAGAGGAACTTCCGTTTTCTCTCAAATCAAGTCCCTTTTTCTTTAGAGCATCGAATATACCGGTTAACTGAGGAACTACATTTTCGCCAACTTGGTAGAGCTTGTCTGCAAAATCACCCATATCGGTCTCGTCAAGTTTGCCCTTTTTGTCAAGGATTCCCGTAAGCCATTCCAGAGGTTTTTCAAGTGCCTTCTCCATGATTTTTTGAGATACGATATTCTTCGTAACTTCGCGAACCATTTCCTTGACCTTATTCTTGTAAGCCTCAACCGCATCTTCCCCATTAGTCCATGCGCTCACAACAGTATCAGTCAGCTGATTTCCCCAGCTCTTTATATCGATAGAGTAAACATCTTTAAGGAAGTCCTGTGCGAACGTCTTAATCTGCAACTGCATCTCCTTGATTTGCTGGTCGTAGTCAGCGAGTTTATCCTTATCCGTCTTTTTCTTGTCCTCCTCGGCTTGCCTCTGCTTCCTCAACTCGTCTTCCTGAGCGTGGAGTAGGGCGAGCTGGTCTGCGTATGCGGAAGGATTCGTCTCCGTCTTCATCACAGCATCATAGGTCTCCTTGCTGTAGTGGCTCAAGTTCTTGCCACCGAAGAAAGCCTTGCCCGTATAAGTCTTAGAAAAAGCATCCCAAGCCTTAAAGTCATTCTTAACTTCTTTAAACTTGTTTGCTGTATCTGAAGACCTATCGTAAGAATAGATTCCACCGAGCGTCTTTTCGATGACAGAATTGATATTGTTAGATAGGTTCTTCAATTCATTCAGCTGTCTCTCTGCGAGCTTTATCTGCCTGTCGAGCTTTGCATCGTGACCGGCAGAAAACGCCTTTATCCAACCGGTAAAAGACCCAACTACACCTGATACAACTCCACCGACATTTCCGCTCTTCAGGCTCTCAAACGCTTTTGTTGCGGATGCAGAAGAAGACGAGAAGCCCTCAAAGAAACTATTTGCGTCTGTCCATCCATCCGATTCTGTATCTACGCCAAGAGCGGATGCTGTACTCTTGATATCCTGGAAAGTATCATTCGCTCCCTGTACGATATCATTTATTCCATGAATTATGGTGTCTATCATACTTATGGTGCTACTCATTTTACTTGCACCTTTAAGGAGTTTTTCGCCGCCTTCCATCATCTTTTCTCCAGCTGCTTTTGAATTTGCAGCAGCAGTCATTCCACCAAGGTCGCCATTTATCTTGGCTTTATTTAAATCTTCTTTAGCCTTATTATACTGGCTGCTTCCAAGAGTTATCTTATCGTTAGCTCTTTCTTTCTTGGCGTTAACGATACCTTCAAGTCCTCCATTTAGAAATGAAGGACGCAACTTTTCGAGTTTTGACAGCTGCTCATCAAGCTGCTTGATTTCCTTGGCGTACTCTCTCGCATCGATAGCTCCGTTTTGTAGAGCCTCATTGATATTCTGCCTGATTATTGCACCGATAGCCTGAGCCTTATCCATACCGAGAGACACGATGGCTCCGTAGAAGTTGAGATAATCAGAAGAGTTTTTGAACTTGTCAAGCTTAACCTGACCAATCTCTTTGTCTCTCTGTATCTCGTACCTTGCCTTGATACCAGAATCATTCGTCTTGCTGATAAGCTCTTTGTATCTCTCCCTTATCTTTAAGATTTTATCCTCATAATCTTCAGTTTTCTCGATGATGTCTGCGGCATCCTGTAAAATCTTGGTATAGTTGTTTCGAAGAAGGTCAACTATCTTCTTCCACGCCTCATATTCACCTGGGCCTTTAAGAGTTTCCTTTGCAACACCATCGGACATCGACATCGCATTCTCTCTCTGGAAGTCCTTTCCGAACTTATTGTTATACTCGACTATAAGCTCCTTTGCTTTGTCATCGATATATCCTGGATTACTGAATGCGGCACTGGAGAAATTCTTATCACCGGTCTTACTGAACAACTCTTTGTACAAGTCCCATTGGCTCGACAACCTGTTCAATAATTCCGTGAAATCAGCTGCCTTTCTCTCGTACTCCTTCTTGTCCTTCTCGTCGAAGAGCCACCCTGCAACCTCACGATAGATGGAAGTCTGGAACTTCTTTCTCTCTGTGGTGTTTATACTGAATCCATCAAGAAGAGAGTGAACCGCCTTCTGATAGTCGTCAAGATTAAGACCGGTAACCTCTGGGAAGAGATTATAAGTCTTCTTCTTTGCCTCTTCATCAGACATTATGCTCTTGTACTTCTGGTACATCTGCCTTGCGGACTTCAGGCTGCTGAGGCGTTCCTGCAAGCGTTTGAGTTCAGCGTCTTCTTCGCGACCATTCTTGTTTTTGTCTTTCCCGAAGTGACCTGTAACCTTGTTCTTGCCTACATCAAGACTTATTCCAGACTGAGCCGCTATTGCTTCAAGCATTCGCTGCTCCCTTACGTATGGTTGTCTGTCGCCTGCATTCTTTGCATTGTCGTTCTCGTCACGGACCTCCTTATATCTCTTTCTTACAGCCTCTCCGAATGAAGTCCATCCGTTACTATTTCCTCCATTCAGATTGTGGAGATACTCGGCCATTTCCTTCTGCCAGAAACCATCTGTTCCTCCTTTAAGTTTTCCTGCCTTTTGTAGCTTGTCGAAGGCTTTTCTTTCGATAGTTCCTACTTTGTTAGGGTTTTTCCAAACTTTTGGACCAGTATTGCCTTCTTGTGGCTTTGCTTTTCCTATGTTCAAAATAGCCATAGCTACGCTTTGAAGTCTCGCTACAAGACCAGGAACTTTCTTGTTCGCCTCAGATAACATTTGGTCAAGCATGGTTCTGAACTTATCCGGGTGCTGTTTGCACCACCTTGAGAACTCAACCATGTCCATATTCCTACTCTTGGCCATATATTCGAGATATTTAGGAATATCGTCGGTAGCTATCTGACCAAAGTTTCCACTAAAGTCATCCAAGTCGCCCTCCAACCCACGGAGATCATCTTCAACATCTTTGTTTCCGTTACTTACCTTCTTGACAAATGTCTCCCAATATCCGTTTACACCTCTCGAACTGCATATCTCGGCTATTTTTTCCTCAAATGTCATTCCGGCAGACCTTGCACCAAGGATAGAATTTGCAACCTTTTCCATTGAAGACTTGGTAGAATCACCGAATTTCTCCATCTTCATCTGGAGTTGAGCAAGGTTCCCTGCAACGTCGTTTATATTCTCGTCAATATCGTCTTGACCGATACCAGTCCATTGGCCGAACCAGCTTGCTCCACCTGCGAATCCAGCACCAGTTGCCTTCTTTGCCTTTGCGAAGTTCTCTCCTTCGCTTGGAGTGAAATTATTCTCATTCCTGGCGTCAATGATTTTCTGTTTTAAGATATCATACTCCTTGCCAAGGTCATCAGTACTATCTATCTGTTCCTTAATGGAGTCTGTATAGAGTCCGCTCTGTTTAAGAACATCTGTCATCTTGTCTACCTGTTGCTGAAGGGTCTCGCCAGTACCTTTGTTGCCAACTTCCGATAACGTATCAGATAGTGTCTTTACTGTTGTCTTTGCAGTCTCGTTTATCCTGTCGGTATCCTGTTTGATGCTGTCCTTGAACTGACTATATGCCGAATACAGAGCTGTTCCTATAGTAATACCAAGTGTTGCAATATTCCATCCTGAGAAGAATCCTCCAAGCTTTCCTTTTTCCTGGTTAACAGCAAGCGACATTCTTGCCCTTGTTCCTTCTTTAGTTATAAGCTCGGACTCCTTTGCGCTTATCATACCCATAAGACGAAGCTGTTCGATCATCTCCTTGGATATTAGACCCTTGCGGAAAGCTTTCTGCATCTTCAACGCGCTAAGTCTTCCCTCTAGTGCAGCTTGCTCTACAGCATTTCTGGTATTAATCTTGCTATTCAGCATTCCCTGGTAGTCAGCAATATTCTGCCTCATTTTTTCCTGGGTTATCTTACCCTCAATGAGAGCTTGCTGCTGCTCTACGGCGAAAGTTCTTAGCTTTACCTGTTGTTCAGCCCGCAAAGCTGCAAGGTTACTGCTTATACCAACTCTTGAAGCAATGGCTGTCGCACCCTTACGCAAAGCATACATAGCACCGAATGCAAGTGCTGCGTTAGAGACCTTATCCAAAGCCAAAACCAAATCTGTTGTTCTATTAATAAGGAATGAGAAAGTGCCTCCGACAACACTCTTACCTTCTGCGAACTTTCCAAGCATAATGTCCCAGGCATCAATGAGCTTATTCCATCGGCCAAGCAATGTTTCGGACAGAACGAACTGCATGTTGTAGAACTGGCCGCCCTCGTCTGTCATTTTCCACAGTACCTTCTGAACATCCTCGAAGCTTACCTGTCTTCCGGAAATCATCTTCTTGACATCTGCCTGGGTATAATTGTTCCTTCCGTTCTTTCCTTCTGAGTTATAAAGCTCAGTGATTCTCTGCAAAAGAGGAAGACCAGCGTAAGCAAACTGGCGCAACTCCTTACCATCGAGCCAAGAGCGAGCCTTAACCTGACCGAATGCAAGACCCAATCGGCCGAAGTCCACGCCAAGACCAGATGCTATATCCGCAAGTCGCTTAGTTGTATCGTACAAGTCGTTTGCCTCTACTCCGAATGCAGCCAACTGCTTGACATCTCTGTTCAGTTCTCCAAACTTGAATGGAGACTGCAACGCAAGCTGCTGAGTCTGAGCGAATAATTCGTCAGCCTTCTGCACATCTCCAAGGATAGAACGCAACGCTACATGCTGCTGAACAATCTCGCCACCGGTCTGTACGATTGAATTAAAGAATTGCTGCGCGCCAAAGACAATACCTCCTTGCAAGAAGATGGACTTGATATCACCGACAATAGACTGCATCTTCTTCGCTTCAGCGTTGGCTCCGGCGAATGCTGCTGCAAGATCATTTCGTGCCTTTGCGGCAGACTGAGCTATCTCCTGCTGACGCTTCTGTTCAAGCTCAACACCTCTCTGGACCTCGCGATTAACTGCCTTCTGGTCTTGAAGAACCCTCGAAGCTAATGTGGTATCGTGACCGCTACCCATATTGCCAAGCGTACCGAGGCTGTTCTTCCAGTTCCCTGAATAAAGTTCTCCCCTGATATCTCTAAGGGTTCTCATTAAAGCAAGGAGTCTGTTAATTTCACCTTCTGCCTTGCTTACATCTGCACCGATAGAGATGCCTCTGCTGTATTCTGAACGAAGCTGGCGGACTTTATTGCCGAGAGAATCATATCTGCGCTCTGCATTCTTAATCTCCGCCTGACGCTGTTTCTCGGCCGCAATATCTTCACGCTTCGCCTTGACAGCGTCTCTTACGGCCTGAGCTTCCTGCTTCGCTGAAGACTTTTCGAGATTAGAGTAATATTCAGACATTCTTTTCTGAATGTCGTCCTGTCTCTGCTTCTGAGGAGTCTGACCTATCAAGTCTTTGACATTTGCCTGGCTGACACGGAGAGTATCGTAAACGTTCTGTAGAGCTGTTATTGTACCCATCAGTTTCTCCGCCTCAGCATTGGCTTCCTTCAAGCCCTGCTGTCCGAAGGAGATACCTTCCTTCGTACCGGTTCCGATTGCATTCTGATAAAGAGCGATATCTCCTCTGACCTTTCCAAGCCTCTCAAGCAATGTATCTATCTCTGCCTTGATATTCTTCAGACCCTGATCGTTCTTGAAAAACGGAGATATGCCTGCCTTCTCAGCAATCCTGTTCTTCTCTTCAACAAGCGTCATATAGCGCTTGATGTAGTCCGACATATTCTTTAACTCATCGTCCTGGGCTTTTTTTGCTGCGTTTCTCTGACGTTTTTGACGGTCATACTCTTCTGCTGCGACTCTCTCCTGCGCAATGACTTTTCCCTTCTCTCGCCCGTATGCCTGTGTTGCTGCGGTTGCTTTCGTCATTTCTACAGCAACATCGGAAAGAAGGTTCTTCATCTGTGCAGCATCAGTGAGGATTGATTTGTTACCAGATGCCGCCTGCAATCGGGCAAGTATCTTGTCAAGCTCGGTGATACTTCCACCAAGCATATTAGTATTGTAACCCTTCAAGGCACCCTCTGCCATGAGGTCTCGCATTTTGGCAAGCTTTTCAGTTACTCTTGATATATCAGCCTCAACCTTTGCAGCTCCACCCGAAAAGGCAGATAAAGGGTTTTCTTTTTTGAATTGATCGGTAATCTGCTTTACATCACGGAACGTCATTTGAAGAACCTTAGCGTAGTCTTGCAAAACGTTTGCATAGTCTACGCCGCCACCTCCGCCGCCTTGTGCTTTATTCTGTAATCTATAAAGCTGATTATTGACATTCTCAAGCATCAACTCTGCTTCCTTAAGCTTCGAGGTATCAACATTTGGGTTAAGTGAACGCAACTCCGAAATCTTACTGCGTTCTATGTTGATTCTCTGTAGCATATCGAGATAGGAGAGGGCGTTTTTTACCGCCATCTGCAAATCTTTAGCCTCATCGCTCTTGTCGTTTTTCTTGAGTTTGGAAATCCTTCTGTTTATCTCATTGAGAACATCGGCAAACTCTTTGGCTTTTTCTGCCTGCTCCTTGAACCCGGACTTCTTAGTTCCGAATCCCTGGAGGGCGCGAAGAAGCGCGTTCGCAGCATCATCCCCAGTCTTAAGCTTGTCAATGATTTTCTGCAACTCCTTGGAGGTATTATCCTTGACACCAAGTTGGAACCACAAGTCACCTAAATTTCCACCTGCCATATCCTGAATATTTTTAAGTTAAAGTTCATTGTTTAAGTAATCTATAAGATTTATATTCTTACCAACGAGGCTTCCCTTATTCTTCCTTTTCTCCATCCATCTGTCATAGAGGTCATCCATCTCCTTTAACGTATGCTTCTTCGGCCCGCTTTCCTTCTTGGTCTTAGGATAGACGACGAGAGGCTGGTCTGCCACCATGAGGTCGATCTGCGCCGATGAATAGCCCCACCAGTAGTCGTAGGCTGCGATGAAGTACTTACGCTGAAATAGGAAACCAAACTTCTCCGCTAACGAGAAGGCTGCTCCCCAGCTTGTTCTGCTTGGATAGCTTTTACTTCGCTCCTCGTCATCGTCATCATCACGTCCGTCATCCCTGTCGCTAATATGGTAGTCAGCGAGAATGCGTTCGATGGAATTTTTTTTTTAGAAACATCGAGAACTTTCAGTACCTCTACCACGTCTACGTCCTTGATGTAGTAGAGCCAACGCCAGTAGATCCAATACAGGAATCGAATCTTCCAGATGTTGTTGAGGAGAATGCAGACGCAAATCTTAACGTTGCGCTTCCATTCGTTCTTCTCCTTTATCTTGATATGGGTGCATCTTCTCATTGTTCCCTTTCTGAGCCATCCTATACGGTGTTTCTTACCACGGAACACTACTTCCGTCGGTGTGTCACCAATAACGCTGTCAAGCATCTCCTGCAAGTCCACCGAAGGCTGCTCTATTTTCTTTTCTTCTGCCATGATTGTATGATTTTTTTAAACGAAGAAGGGCGGCACGGCTGTTATCATAAGCCTGCCGCCCAACGGTTGTTATCCTGAATCTAATTACCTATAGACTTCTCTTTAATTAGCCGCCAATACCAGGAGCTGGAGCCTTAGTAAGCCAAGCGATGCTGCGCATGCCTGCACCCTCGATAGAACCGGCGAACTTGAATGCAACTGGCTTAGAACCTGTGTCATCCCACAGCAACGTTGCATAGAGGGCGATGTTTGTCACAATCATAAGGTTCTCCTTCTCGTCGTCAACGATGACGATAGTACCCTTGATCTTGAACTTCTTTGGCTCAACTGCAACGCCGGCAAAACCGGTAGTAGCATCGAGTGTCGCGTCACCAGTACCCTTCAAGGTAACCTTGGTCAACTCTGTGATTGCATCCTCACCGAACATGATTTTCAACAAGTCCTTTGCCTTGGAAGGAACAACGAACTCTACGTTGAAGTCACCGAGTTCTGCGGTAGTTGCCCAGTCACCGGCAAGGCCGATAACCTTGTAGTGATTGATGGTCGGATCCTCCATGGTTGCCTTAATAGAATCGACCTCCACAGGAAGCTCAATCTCTGGTGTGATGTCTACTGAAGCCTTGCTCAAGTCTGTAATAGCCTTTGAGTAGAGCAAAGTCTTAGGACCATTGAAAATGTCCTTCATCTTGTCAATAGTTGTCATAGCCATAATCTAAAATATTTTAAATTGTTATACCTGAATACTTATTTTGTTCTCAATCGTCCTTGTATGATGGTGACAGAGTATCCGTCTCCGTCATCTGTCTGCATGGTTATCATCGGATTTGTTACGATGATGTTTTTGGTGGAGATTGGAAATCTGTCCATAACAGATTTTACTTTATCGTCTACTTGGGATATATCGAGTGCGTTGGGATTGTCTGCCGAGGCCTTATCCTTCACATACACCTCTATCTGTAGGGTGGTAGAGTAGTCGTTATACGCACCGTCAGAGTTCATCTCGTTGTTGTATATGGAAGATGGAAAGAAGACAACGATATAACTGTTTATCTTCTTGTCAACAGCCTTCGGGCGGTTGCGTGGGAACACCCTGTCACATACGCCTTTCATGGCGTTGCCCACATCGAAGTATAATGTCTTAATACTTATCATAATCACACCTTCTTAAAGTATCTGACTAAATAATCTCTGAGCGACGTGATAACATCGTGGCCCTTCTTTACCTCAACGAATCTTGCATAATCAACTCCGGCAACAAGCAACATTTGCCAAGTGGAATCATACTTTCCTTTGCCATGTTCGTTGTACAAGAGTTCATCTTCTGCCGTTTCAGGACCGTTCTGTCCACCTTCTCCATATTCACCCTTATAAGGCCTACGTCCGCTATCTTTGAACGAAAACGAACTACGATAGTACCTGTCAAGATTGTATCTCTCTCCTTCTGCAAGGGTGGGGCGTGTTGGCTCTGGGCCTGGGGCGTAGTGTATCGACTGCAAGGAACCTTTGTAATATGTGCCTATAGCGGTTGATTTATACAGGTTACCTGTAACGTCATTATAGTCACGTGACTCATCTGCCGCCTTCATTGTCATTTCTGCTGCGTGGTCCATCTTTTGCTGCATCTTCTTTACAGCCATCTGACGGATTTTCTTTTCTATATCCACGAACTGATCTGCCAAACTTCCCATACTCTAAACTCTTATATATTCCCAGTAAACCACAGCCCTGTTATTATCCGGTTCGCAGTCTTTTACGATGCCTACTTCTGTATTGTTGCCAATAGTAGCGTAAATGGTATCTCCGTCAAGAGGACATCTGCCAGCACCCCATTCGTCATATCTGACAGGAATCGATGCTTTCCTCTTGTTCTGGTCTACATATTTATCGCCTACAGTGGTAGTGTCAGTATAACTGCGGCCTTCACCGTTATAGAGAATGATTTCCTTGTCCTCACCTACGGGAGCGTCATCATCGGCGAATGGGTCATCAGGGTCGGCCTTTCCGACGACCTTCCTCACGATCTTGATGATGTGAGGGTATCTTGGGTTTCTGATGTTTTCCTTTTCCATACGCCTTATTTGATGATGTGGGGGAGTGGTCCTCCATAAGGAGAATAATTCGCCCTCTTTACTCCGTGGGAGGTCACCCGGAAGGTGGATTTTTTCTTGAGCATCGAGTCGGGCTCAAACTTTTGGTAGATAGCATTAGCCTCCGCCTTCATTGCACTGATATCCTCGTCCGAAATCTCATATCCTCCTCCAGAGTGCGTCCAACCATTGTCGGAATCAGAGGTGTTGTTCACCTTGCTTGGGCCAAGGCAAAACCACTTCAATGTATCGGCGTATGCTAAACTCAGCACGTCTGCATCACAGTCGCACATCAGCGACTCTGGCTGTATGCTGCGGGTAAGCATGATTCCCAACATGGTCTTCTTTGGCACCTCAAACTTCACCTTGTTGATAAGGTAGTCGTACGCAGTGTAAACTTCCATCTCTGATTCCATAACCATACAATCTAATTACGTTAAAGAATTAACCCTTCTGGGTGATGTCGATAATCCAACGGTAAGGTGCATCGAGCAAGGCTGGAACAGAAGCGAGGAACAGGTCTGTCTTGAACTCCTGGAACATACCGTTCGCAGTAACCATGTTACGCAGCAAGCCAAGCTTGTTGTTGGTCTGCGCCCATGCTACATCAATGAGCTTGTTGCCGAGGGCATCAAAGATTCGCCTGTCGAGAATCTCCTTGCGCATGAAACGCAATGGCTTACCGGCAGGGCGAAGAACGACTGTTCCGTCTGCCCAACCGCGAATCTCAGTGACTGTTCCGTCGAAGCGCTTGTTGTGCTCAACCTCATCGACAATCTCGATAGGAGAAAGACCGTTGAGGTCAACAACAGACTTCAGGAACATTGCGCTGTTCGGACCGTAGTTCTGCAATACTGCCACAAAGTTAGCGTTCGCCCAGCTCTTGTACAGCTCGGCAATCTGCTTGTTCTTCAAGAATACGTTGTTGTAGTCGTTCTTGGTCATCTGCCATACGAGAGGCACACTGCGGTACTCGATATGGCTGTTGCGCCAATCCTCCTCAAACTTACGCATCTGCTCAAGCAAGTCGCAGTTTGCGTCGCTCCAGGCTACCTTGCCTGCCTTCTTGAAGTTCTCGGCAGGGACCTTTGCGTCGTACAGAGGCTCCTGAATACCGCGACCGATCTTTTCGTAGTCGATTGTACCCTTTGAACTCAACTGTGCTGACATGTAGGTCATAGTCATGTCGAGTGAGTCGTACAATACCTGAACCTTGTTGAGGTAAGCGTCAACCAGGTCTGCGTCGTTGCCGAACTCGTCCTGGAGAAGCTTCATCTTGTGGTAACGCTCTGTCGCAGTCTCACGGAAGCCGTCAGCAGCGAAATCTGGGATGGAAGCGGTATACCACTCAATACCCTCGTGGTCGTTCTGATAGCCCTCGCCGAGAGGAGCACGGAGGTTCATCAAGGTTGCAGGGTTCAACGTACGTGTGCGAACCTTGAAGGTTGCATCACCGTTGTTAGATGTGGGGGTGAGGTTTGGATCGATGTCACCCTGTGTCAGATACCAGCCGTTGTTACAGCGCAGTACGCCGTCACGATTGATGAACTTCTGAAGGTAAGTGTTGTTACCCTTACCTGTGAAGAACTTCGCAAGCTGCTCGACACCAATATCAATTTTTGCCATAATCCTGAATCAATCTTTTTACGTTAAACAATAGGTTAAATATGCCATAACTCTGGGTAGAGTGACTTGTTCATTGCCTTGACAGCAGGAGGAACAGGACCCATACGGTCAAGCCACATTACGCAGTCTGGATTCAACATACAGAAGTTGATGTTTGTACGAGGCTTGTGGTACTTGTCGCCGCCGGCGTCGAAATAGGGGAAGTCGTTGTCATTCGGAGCGAAGCAGTTGGGGTTGGTCACCATAGGCAATACGGAGTCGCCTGCGCTTGCAGCCTCAACCAACACGTCACCAGCCTTCAATGTACCGAGAGCGGCAGAAAGTGTAACCTTCCAAACATCACCTGCGGTGTCGTCGGTCGTAGCCTCAACGGCAGAAACCGTCACACCCTTTGCCTTTGTCTTGAAGTCCTTCTGGCCGACCATGATGGTGTCACCAGGGAACGGAATGTGAACGAATCCGTTGCGAACGATGTAGATGTCTGTGTCTGTAGCCGCAGTGGTAGCCTTTGCCACACCGTAAGCCTTCAGAATCTTGATGGTAGCACCAGAACCATCGTTGCCTGATGTGAAGCCAAGGTCGTGCTCAATCAAGTCACCGGCGTAAATCTTAGCCTGGCCCTTGAATGAGTTGATAAGCTTACCACCAATAGGTGGGTGAACGAAGGCATTCTTGATAAGTGCCTCAAGACCGGCAAACACGTATCGGGTTCCGCCGACCTTACCTTCTGTCTGAATGATGGTCGCACCATGGTTAAGCATACCCCTCGTGCCCATCTGATCCATGTAGGAAATAGAAGAGTTGTCCATAATCTTTTTACCTTTTTAAAATTGTTGTCGTGAAATTACTTCTTGTCTTCACCGCCGCCGTATCTCTTCTTGCGACGCTCGGCAACCTCATCCATGAACTTGTCGTCGTCAGTAGAGCTTCCGCCACCTGATGTCCGCTGTCCCTTTGCTGGAATGCCGTTTTCACCGGTAGCTTCCTTGTACTCTGCGGTGTAGATCTTCTCTGCCTTGGAAACCAGGTCGTCGATATCGACATCTTCGTCTGGAATCTCAAGCTTTGCGATTGCAGCATTGAGGAAATAGTTCTTCATTTCAAGATTTGCCTTGTCGAACTTATCCTTCAAACCTGCCTTTACAGACTCGATGGTTGCCTTCCTTGCAGCCTTCTTGTCTCGTTCTGCGTTAGCCTTTTCGAGAGCTTCGAGTTTCTCAAGCAGCTTGGAGTATTTGTCGTCAGGATCGTCATCCTTTTCGCCATCCTTACGCTTGCGCTCCTCTTCCTCTTCCTTCTTCTTGCGCTCGGCTTCCTCCTTGCTCTTCTTGATCTCGTCAGAGACGTTCTTGTGCAAGTTTCCGTCCATGCGCTTGAGGCGGTTTGCTAACTTGGTAACCAACTTGGCATTTGCTGCCTCATCGTCACCGAAATCTTCCAAAACATCATCAAGTTCTTCATTGATGGTTTTCTGGCTAAGTGATTTGAACTTGGTGGTATCTGCCTCCTGGTTCACTAATGCTAAGAGTTCTTCTCTTGTCATGCTTTTTTAGGTTAAATTTTGTCTTAATTGTGGGTCCTCCACATAAATAACGTATAAATATACTGTTTTATGCTGCAAATATATGAATAAATATGCAATTATCCAAGAAAAATTGTATATTTTTGCAGTATTAAATGAATATTTATGCAAAAGGAAGTATTTCAAGGATTAAAATTGGATAACGGAGAGCCTATTTATACTCAAGAGTATATCCAATCATTAAGAGACGCCGATAAGAAGCATCCCGACAAGCTGAAGATTATAGCTCAGCGTGGCGGTCAGGAGCGCATGCTGTCTATAGACGCTGATATTAAGATAGTTGGAGGCTCACGAGGCGGTCCGCTTGATGAAAACACCCCAGTATTAACACCTACGGGTTTTGTTCCAATCAAAGAGTTGGGATACGGAGATAATGTAATTGGTGTAGATGGTAATCCATACTCCGTACTCGGAAGGTCTGACTACAAGGAGCTTGATTGTTTTAAGATCCGATTTGCCGACGGATCAGAAATAGTCTGTTCTGACGACCACGTGTGGAATATCAATGTATCTGTCACATGGAATGAGACCAAAAAGGTTTGCGCCACAACTGCCGATATTAGACATCTACTGGAAAAGAACTATGTCATAACCATTGATACATGCAAAACGCCTATTCTTGACCAGAATTATGGACTTGCTTCGGAAGCAGAACGTATGCAGGCACTTCAAGACGTTATGAATGATAAATACAGCTTTCTTGACCCTGAGACTGGAGATTGGGGATACAAGTGGCTTCGTAAAAAAGATGCTAAGAATATTAAATACCTGATAGACAGTTTAGGAACTGTTGCAAATATGTATAGCAGTGGCACAGACTTGTTCGGAATATCGTTCAACACCAAAGTAAAACAACTCTATAGAAAAATTCAAAGTGTTGAGAACGTCGGAAAGAAGAACTGTTGCTGTATCTCAACGAATGCCCCTGACTCTCTGTTTGTCATTGACGACTTTATCGTTACCCATAACTCCAAGTCTTTTTCTTCCCTTATGGAAGTTTTGAAGGATATCAAAAATCCGGATTTTCATGCAACAATTCTTCGTAATGAAAAAGACGACTTGCAGTCCTTGGTGACCGACTCTTACAAATTGTTCTCCCAATTCGGAACTTACAATAAGTCACAAAATGATATGACCTGGAACTTCGATAATGGAGGATGGCTCAAATTCTCGTACTACGCAGGAGCTTATCAGGATTTTAAGACACGATTCCAGGGTCGCCAGTATGCCTATGTCTGCATCGATGAGGGTACTCAGTGTCCATACAAGAAGTTCAAGTACCTCTTGACCAACAACCGAAACGCAGCTCACATACGAAACCGATTCTGGATTACCTGTAACCCGGACCCGGAATCTTGGGTGAGAAAGTTCATCGACTGGTGGGTTGACGAGAATGGATACATTATACCGGAGCGAGATGGAGTTATTCGCTACTGCTTCATGGATGGTGATACGCCGGACTCTATCTACTGGGGTAACACAAGAGAAGAGGTGTACGAGCAGTGCAAGGGTATCATCGATAGTCTTTGGAAGGACAGCTACGAGGAACTTGGTTATACAAAGCTCGAAATGTTCATCAAGTCGGCAACATTCGTTCGCGCTGACGTATCAGAGAACATTAAGCTTATCTCTACCGATGCCTCATATCTCGCCAACCTTGCCCAACAGGATGAGGAACAGCGTATGCGAGACCTGGAAGCTAACTGGAACTGGAAAGCTGCCGGTGATGACATGATCAAGATGGAAGACCTTGATGAAATCTACGACAACTCAGAACAAACAGGAGACGGAAAGCGCAGAGCCTCTGCCGATATCGCATTCACCGGAGGCGATAACTTCGTAATGTGGCTTTGGGAAGGATGGCATTGTAAAGACTTGGTTGTGCTGAGGCTAGACCCTAAGACACTTGTTTCGGTAGTTAAGGCTAAGCTGAGAGAGTGGGGCGTTGAGGAATGCAACTTCACTTACGATATGCAGGGTATCGGTCAGTATTTCAAGGGATTCTTCAAGGATGCCGTCCCATTCAACAACCAGGCAGCACCTATCGCTAGGAATCATCAGGAAGAAGAAGGAATCAAATACCTCTACAAGGATTTGAAGTCTCAGTGCGCATGGTTGTTCTATAAGATGATAAAAGAGAAGCAGATTTCCATCGACTCGGCCCTGCTTGAAAGAAAGTATTCAGGAAACGGATTTGACAAGGTTCCTCTAAGACAGATTCTTCAGAAGGAGCGTAAGATGCTCAGACGTGACGAGAATAGCGATGATAGGGGATTCAAGCTATTACCTAAGAAGATTGCCAAGAAATATGTCGGACATTCGCCTGACTTCTTTGAGTCTTGGTTCTACATAATGATATTCAGTTTAACAAAAAAGAAAAATAAAAAGGTAAAAGGATTATGGAGGCTATCAAGGTAAATAATGTAAGGGAGCTGCTCGTAAGGAAGCCATTCTACGAGCTTACTCCTGCGGGGTACATGAAACACTCGACTATAAGCGATGTCGTTCCTGACTATTACGACGGAACGATGCCAGACGACACCATGTATCGCCGCATCAAGACGCAGGCAGACTTCTTGCGTGAGTACTATCCATCTGCACACAGAATAATGGACGAGACGGAATACCCGGACATCTGGAAGCTGAACCCAGAGAATCACAGGTGGTACTGCCAGAAGATTCAGCGCACAGCCTTTGCGTTCCAGCAGCTCATCCACACAAAGCATCTGCTGCACTTGACTGGCAACGATGTTCAGTTCGAGCTTGCTGATGGTGATGACTACGAAGACGAAAAGAAGGTTGAGGAAAATCAGAAGACCCTCGATGTATTCAAGAAGGGCTGGCTTATGCACGATATGGAGATTCGCTTCTTCGAAGCTGTAAGTGCGTACCTGAAGGTCGCAGAATGTGCAATCGTCGGTTTCTTCGATGAAAAGAAGAAATTCTGCACACGAACACTCTCTTATGATCGAGGAGACATCCTGTACCCTCACGTCGATTCACTCACAGGCGACCTCCTGTGCTTTGCCAGGAAGTACTACGACTACGACGATGAAGGCAACGAGAAAACCGAATATGTCGAAGCTTGGGATAACCGGAAGTTCTACCGCTTCAAGAAAGCTGTCAAGTCAGGAAAGGTGAAAGAGGTAATGACGAAGATTGCAAGGATTTTCGGAATCGACGACTACACCCTTATTGAAGAGAAGGACCACGGCTTCCAGTTCGTGCCGGTAGCCTATGCCCGCAATGACAACGGACCTTGCTGGTTTATGGTTCAGAAGAATATCGAGGACTACGAGGAGGCATTCTCATATCTCTGCGAGAACAACAAGGCATACGCTTTCCCAATCCTTACGCTCACTGGCGATGGTGAGGATATTTCTATAACCGGCGATGATATGACTGGCTCTGCGAAAACCATCATGATTACCGACACCAACGGCAAGGCTGAGTTCTTGAATGGCACGGATGCGTCCGATGCCTTCGCTACACAGCTCAACAAGTCGTACGACCTCATCTACGAACTGTCATTCACAGTAAAGCCACCTGAGCTGAAGTCCGGTGACCTCCCAGGTGTAGCCATCAAGCTTCTCTATTCTCCTGCGCTGGAGGTTGCAATGAACGACGCACAGGAGTTACAGCCATTCCTGGATAAGATTCTCCGTATCTGTCAGTTCGGTATCGGTACTGATGAAAACTGCGTCGCTACAATGTCTGGGCTTCCAATCAATGCGTGGATAAAATGCTATGTACACAGCAACTCCCAAGAGCAAATCAACAATCTTGCGACTGCTGTACAGAATGGTTTTATCTCAAAACAAACAGCTTCAGAACGCTGTCCAGAGTATCCAAAGACGGCAGAATACGAGCGCATAATGAGGGAAAAGAAAGATGAACAGCAACAGGATCTCCTCATCGAACTTCAAAAGCAGGACAATCAGACCGAGAATGCCATTGAAGAGGAAAGAGCTACTGCTGGCATCCAAGGAGGAAAGGGAAATATCCGTACTGGCCGTGGAAAAGGTCGCCCCCGAACCGTAGACACTGACCATTTTGGAAACAGAAAAGATGGCTCGGAACATAATTGGGACGACTGGAATAATAAGCATTAAAAAACATTGCATAAAAATACATTCATAATGCATAAACATGCGATATTTTTTGTATATTTGCAGAGAGGATAGACAGGAGTAGCTACCTGTCGACAAGGGTAACTCGATAGCCCTTCCTCTCTTTTAAATTATCGGGGTAACTTTTAAATATCGAGTTAATGAATATACCAAAAGTTAATTCTGAGCGATGGTTGTCGCTCGAAGATTTAGAAGGCGAGGTATGGAAGATTATTCCGCGCCTTAATAGTAATTATGCCGTCAGCAGCTATGGCAGAGTTAAATCACTCTCACGTTCCAGACATCAGGAATACAGAAACCGAACAACAACAACTCAAACAAGAATCCTTAGGCTCACGAAAACGCCATACGGATACTTGTCTTGTAGACCTCTGGTTGATGGAAAATTAGGAAATGAGATAGTTCATCGCTTGGTTGCAGAAGCCTTTATTCCTAATCCAGACAAATTTCCTGTTATAAACCATAAGGATGAAAATAAAATGAATAACGTTGTATCAAATCTTGAATGGTGTACAAGAAAGTACAATTCCAACTATGGAACATGTCAGGAAAGACGTGCTGCATCATTATCAAAAGCAATGGCGGAAAAGTCAGAAATTATAAACCAGTATGACCTTGAAGGAAATTATATTCAAAGCTTTCAAGGCAAGAGAGAGATTATCAGAGCCGGACTTCGATACGAAACTGTAAGAAGATGCTGCAATCACAAGCAGAAGACTTCGGAAGGTTTTGTGTACAGATTCGATGGAGAAAAGTTTTCGCTAGAACCGGACAAGTCTATGATTGGCGTTGGCGCGAAAGCAGTTTTATGCTTCGATATGAGTGGAAATCTATTGCATTCGTATCAAAGTGCAAGAGATGCGAGCTTTGCAATTAAAGGCGTTGATGGCGTTTTGCCAGGAATAAGCAGATGTTGTAGAGGAGAGCGGCCTTCCGCTTACGGCTATAAATGGAGGTACGCAAATGGATAATGAGTTAAAACGTTCTGTCGATTACAGCAGAAAGCGCTTGCAGGCAATCCGAAACTGCGAGGATCATGTTGCAGACATCCTTTGGAAATCGACACAGAAGATAATTATCGCAAGCAAGCGATACAGAGGTGCAGGCAGGCTCACAAACGAGTCAGCCCTGCTCTCTTACGCCAAGAATGTTACTGCTGAGGCAGAGGAGAGTATTAACAGTTACATCTCTGCTTACTCCAAGGCTTCATGCAAGATTCTCGGGATTGACAGCGAGAACATAGAATCGTTTCTCGTCAGCGACATCTACGGAAAGACGACATCTGAAAGAAACGCCGTCTATCTCGGAAACTTTGCTGAAGACATCGTGAGGATGATCAAGGCAGGAACCTTGATGGGATATTCTGACCAGCAGCTCCTGTCTTCCATCCGCACAGGCTATAAAGACCCATATCACACATCAGTCATCACCAAGGCGAAGAGAAAGGACATCAACATCGATGTTCCTTCTTACGGAAAGGGCTACTACAAGAACGCCTATCAGAATATCGTAAGAAATGCTTCACAGGTGATAGCTTTAGCGTGGGGACAGGCAGAGCAGGAGTATGGACAGGAAAACAAGGCTATCGGGTTCTATGTCAAGAGAGGAAGCAGTTATCCTTGTGATATCTGTCAAAGCGAAGCCGATGCCGGCATCCATTCTTTCAAAGACCCATATCCACCGTTCCACGTTTCGTGTTGTTGTTACACTTTATTTGCATTCAAGGATAATAAAAAGAAATAAGATTATGATTGAAGAAACAAAAGGATACACATTATCCGTCGATATTTACAAAAAGGTAAAGGCTCTCAAGATGAAAGACCCTCGCTATTACATCTACGCCAGCCTCCGTGGCTCAGGAATGTCTATCCGTGACAGTTGGGCTGTTGCCTTTCAAGGGGAAGGGTTCAACTGGCCCAAAGATACATTAGAGCGAGAAATGAATAAACTTGAATCTCTGGAGTCTGTTCAGACAAGAATCGCAGAGGTGCAGGGTAAAAAGATTGAAAACGAGCATAGTGAGGACCTGTCTCCTGAACAGCTCGCAAAGGCTACGTCAAAGGAACAGATTCTCAAAGACCTCGTTATCGCCCGTTCGAAGCTCAAGAGTACATCTTGCAAAGAATGGGTTGACTACACAAAGATGATTGGAGACTTTGCTAAGATTAAGCAGGATGAGCTTCAGACGGAAGACACGACTTGCCATTTTTACCTCCCGGTAAACTATCCAAACAGCTGCGAGGACTGCATTATCTTTAAAAACGGCCAGGCGACCTTCCAAAAGAAGAAGAAATAGTTAAATTCGTGTTAAAGCAACTTCGATATACCATAAATTCAACAAAACCAAGTACCTTTGCGGACAGATTATGTTCACAGATTCTTTCTGCTGTTCGTAATTCTAAAATTTTTTTGGTTAAAAAGGGGTGATATCTTCTCAGGTACCACCCCTTACTTTTATATAAATGAAGTAGAAGAAAATATACGATATATCACGAATATTTCTCTCCTGTGACAAGCTCAAGGGCTATCCTAAGCCGATCATCAAGAAAAGAGTCGTTAAATGTAGGAAGAAGGCCGTATGGAGGCAGTTTCTTTGTCTCTGCGGCCTCCAAAATGAATTGGAGTGCCTGTACCAGGGAATTGTGGTCCTCAACTATCTCAATCAATTTATCACTCATGCTGGCCTCCTTCCTTCTTAATCTGTTCTGCCATATCAAGGAGAGTGTCTGCGTGCTTGTCTCGATCAACAACCTCCTGTACGGCCTCATCACTCTCTTTGCGAAGTTGCTCTTCTGTCTTACCCTTGTCGGCAGCAGCGTTTCTTCTTGCAGCCTCACGAGCAATGTATTCGTCACGGAGCTTCAACTTGCCTGCCGTGTATTCTGCATCGCCAGGCAACGATGTATCCGCATACATAAGCTGGGCAAATGCCTCGATGATGTTTCCATCATCCTTGGAGAACTCGTAATGGTCTCCTACAGCCACAGGAACACATTCATCGAGTGCAGCGTACATGGATGTACCGATAGAGTATTCAACGCCCCATGTACCAGCGATGTCTGCAATCTTAATGAAAGGCAGCGAGCCTCTCTGTAAATGCTTCTTGATCTCAGCAGGGATATCCTCTCTGAGTGAAGCAACCTCTTTCTTCGGCAAGCTCTTGCTGAACTTCAGTACTGTGAAGTGTCTTGTCTTAATAGTCTTTCCAAATGGTAATGCCATGATAACAATATTTTAAAGTTCAACTTTTATTTCCTTATACTCGAAATGCTCACAAGAAGGATCTTCTTCCGAAGTAAACATATTCACGGTAGGGTGATGACAAACTCCATTCTTGAAGAAGAAACAATCCTTGCAAGTGTAATCAGTCTGTTCCATGCTCCTTACGTTTTTGATATTCCATCAATGTCAAAATACAATAGTTAGCGCAGTCAAGAAGAGCATCTTCCAATGGCTCATTAGCAACTTGCGCCTCATTGTCCTTCAATGTCTTAATGCGATTTACCTTCTCTCGTATCTTTCCGTAGCCGTAGTTGATACCAAGCTCATCATACATTTCGGAAAAAGCATTCCCATAATCGTGATTCTTGCGCTTGTAGGTATCACTCATCTTGTCGGTGATAGCTTTGAAAGCTTTGCAATCTTCATTTGACTGCTCAACGTTATTCTCGTATTGTGGAATATTAAACTTGCCAAGATAACGACTCATAAAGTTTCTTTTGTTTCCACCACGACTACCACCAACAAAAGCATAATTTGCTATCCAATCATTTTGGGGTACTAATGTACTTATAACGCCAGTAGGAAGTTCCAATTCTATGGTTGCATGCTTATTTTTATTTTCGCTTGCAATTACAGAATCTTTCCATTCATCCATCAGCTTTTCTGCGTATTCAGGATATATACCTTTCTCTTGTAAAATATCCAAATCAACGCGTACACTAGTAACGTCGCAAATGTCACAATAAACACGGTCATTTTTAACAGACTTTACACGAAAAACGTCTGTTGGTTCACTCAGTGCCAAGTATACATTCTTCATTGTATTGACATGATAGAGAAATCCATCTTCGGTGCGTTCTATACGCTCGCACGGAAGTAAAAACTCTAGCCCAACCTTAATATCTTCTTTCTTAATCATAAGCTATTTCTTAACTAAACGTTCATAATACTCCTTACACTTTTTGTAAGCCTCCGATTCAGACAATGCCATAGCATCATCAAAAGAAATACTATTATCCATCAAGAATAACCTAACATTCTTCTCACCGAGCTTCTGCAAGTCTCGGTTAATATAATGCGAGAATCCGATTTTTGAAGCCTTGACAGTATTCTTTGCTTGGAAATAAAACTCATCATGCTCATCATAGAACGTTCCTTCCTCGTACACCTCGCACATCACACCTTTTTCGCAAAGCTCTGTGTCATGCTTTGTTTTGTTAAGTTCGTACACGTGAATACCAGTAATGGTATCTATCTTATCGTGACTTCTCCATCCATTCTTTGAAACCTTACAGCAATAATTTCTCATAAGCTATTCCTCCTTATCTTTTAGTTCAACGAAATCGCCAATGCCCAAACGAGCCTTGTTGATGCAATCACATATCCACCCCATAAGGTATGCCTGATGTTCATTGTAGGCACCCCTGAACCTCTCAAGGTCACAGGCGTCATTCATTGACGAAAGAACATGAAACGCCTCATGACTGATATTTTTCATAGTCATGTCTTTCTTCTTCGGGAAGACTACAAGATTGCCGAAGTAATTTCCTGTTTTACTCATGCATTCGTCATAAACCATACCTCCGTAGTTTCCTTCATTCATAGGCTCATCGTTGTGAACAAGAGGTTTGCCTTTCATGTCGGTAAAGCATTTGTCTATTTCTTCTTCGGATGTATTGTACATCACCCAAAGCCTCCTTGGGTAAATCCCGCTGTTGTATTCGTAATATCCCTTCTTCTTCATATTATCAACTATTTCTGTTTTGATACAATCTCGATAGCAGACAATAATGTCTTTTCGCTGATACCATTTCCACTACAAACACCATCTTTCTCTATTCTTTCAAGAGATTTCTCAATAGAGCAAAAATCATCCTGAGAATTACTTATAAAGCCATTAAGTTCATCACTTACACTACTGATACCATCGTTGGCTTTTTTAACAATAGCATCAAGACGATCGAAACGCTTGTCTATATAGTCCTTCAACCTTTCTTCATGCTCTATGATAGTTATAGAGTTTGAGATTCTCCCGTGCCCCCAGTAACGACCTACGCATTCGTAATAATCACCTTTTTCATCGCTGTGTTTTTTGTCAGATACGACTCTTAACTCAACGAAATTTTCTCCATCCATTACAGCATACACACCCTCTCCAAATGGATATAGTTCGGCTTTTTCTGCATCCTCCCCACTTTCGTTTTCTTTGTATGCGACTTTTCCTAAAATATTAACTCTAATTTCCATATCTAAACTATTTATGTTTTAAAATATTACCACAAGCTAAGTTAGTTTTAAAAAGGAAATCTCTTGCAGGAATAACGATAGCTCCATCATCCCGAAAGCCTTCCGATTTACTTATCTGGGTATTGAATGGTCTCAGTATCGCATCCTGATCATTTATCTCTACCAAAAACGGCGTTGGAGTATCATCCAATGTCTTCCACCATATATTCTTAAATTCATGAAGAAAGCATCCGGAATCTACCGATATAACCTCGTCAATAAGAAAGAATAAAAGACCTTCCTCAATCATGTCACACATAGACCTGATTCTTTTTTTATATTTCCAAGAGTATCTACCTTTCATAAGCTCATTTTTTATGTAATTTACCGATATGCCACTTCGAACAGACATTGCATAAGTAAGGATGCCAGCCAAGTGCCTTCAACTTCGGATTCTGGTTCAGGAACTCCCAAGAATCCTCCTCCGTCTCGTATGCAACCTTCGCCTTCCAAGAATGAACCTTCCTGGTCCAATGCTCGGGGTTGGGCTTAAGCGGAGGAACTTTGTTTGGATTGTGATGTCTTCTCATTCTAAATCTTTTACGAATATCGTTTTTCTAATTTTCTCCAAACGATCTTGCATCAAAAAGAACTCTTCCTGTTTTCTGTCAAGACTTTTGTATATCTGTTCTAATCTAAACACCAATAAGTCGTCATCAGAAGCCTTCCACATCTTCTCCAGCCACTCGTTGTTGAGACGCTCTATGGTCCTCCTGATTCTGTCGCCGTAGAGAATTTCGAGCATCATCTTGTCAAAACCACCTTCCGGCTCAAAGCTCACGTCAAGCGTTATGCTGTGATCCTTGTATCGGCAATACGACATCTTGATACCAGACTCGAACGCTTTGTCCACAACATCATGAATAGATCTGCGAATTCTGTCACCATCCATAAAGGCATCAGATATACAAAACATAAGTTTTTCCCCCATAAGCTACAAACATTTAAATGAAACACTATTCAATGTCCTGTTCACCGCAATCTCCCTCTCGTTACACATGGTCCTCATGCGCTCCAGGACATCCTCGCGAATGGTTGTCATAATCTCCTGCATCGAAGCGGCGTCGGGAACCATATTCTTCTCGGACTTAAGATTCGTGATACGGGAGATAACCTCCTTGACATATTCCTTGTCTATCATATTCATATAGATATTTAATCATCGCCTTTGATAAAGCTCTCGGGTTCATCGTTGTCCTCCTCGCCCTTACAAACCTCGTTGATAAGGATATCCTGCTTCAGGTCCGCCTCCGTGACGCCAAACATCTGATAGGCGTTGCCATCCTTCGTGCGCTTCTTGAAGAAACCGTACTTGGCCCACATATCCCTACCAAACTTGTTCATTGACGGAATATCCTTCTCGTCAACGTCGTTGATAGCGCAAAACCTGCGCATACACTCATAAAGCATGGTGGAATTGAAGAGATTTGACACTTCGCCCTTTGCTTGGGCATCACTCCTTATACCGTAAGCGCGTATCCAGGCGTATATAGGCTGAGAGCCGAGAAGAGACAGGAGAAGTTGTTTGGCACTTCCTTCGGCGGCAGGGAAACGGTACTTACGCTTCCTCAACTCCTGCGCACCACGCATGACCCAGTTGAACACTCCACTAAGCTCCCTTCTTATAATCTTACTCGAAAGCTCCGGGTCCTGGCGTTCCTTGGGTACGGTAACGTCAAAGCTGACATACTGTAAACGTCTGATAAAACCAAGCGACGCGTCCTCTGGGAACGGAAGCTCATTGAGGTTAAAGATGAGGTACGGGATATTGTTGGCCTCAAGAACATTCCTGCCAAGCTCTCGCATGGGGACAGGCTCTCCGCTGACAAGCCTCTTGAACATACCGGTGTTCTTCCTTCCGAACTTCCGCGGATCAGAGTCCGACGACCAGTTGAATATGGCGTTCCTTATCGGATATCTGCCCCTCATTCCTTCATCACCCTCTGCGGTAAGGTCGGCATAGTCCATCTTGCTTATCCTGTCCTTGCCAAAGAGGTTACAAGCCACGTCGAAAATAACGCTCTTTCCGTTAGCTCCCGTGCCGATAAGAAGCAGACACAGCTCTATCTTCGACGATTCCTTTCCCTCATACGGGTTGTAAGCCGTTCCGCGCTGTATCAAACCTAATCCAAGGAACATCTGTAGTATCATCCTCGATGTCCTGTCAGGAAGCACCTCATGGATAAAGTTCATCCACCTGTCACACTTGGCCTTCGGATTGAAGTCGTAAGGATGATAGTAGGTCACATGATAGTCAGGAGAAAACGGCATAACGGCAGGATTCTGCAAGCCTCTACCGAAATCCACAACACCGTTACTGAAAGCCACGATGTCAAAGGACGGATGAAGAATGTTGTAGCACTCTATGACGTCAATGAAAGACTTGTTCATTACAGTGCTGACACCAATCATCGGACTTATAGCGAGGTCAAGGAGCAACAGCTGGTAGGTCTGCTCCAAGACAATCCTTGGGACTGACTCGTATATCTTGCCATTGAAGATGTAATAGCTGCCCTTGTAATACTTTACAGGAGCCTTCTTGGCAAGCTGACGCATAGACCTCACGAACTGAGACTTCAGGATATTGTAAGTATCCGAATTCACCCTGCCCCAAGAGGTAGAACGCAATGCGTCAAAACCAAACTCGCTTTGCCTCGTCAGGTCCAGTAGCTGCGTGTGTAAAGTGTCTATAGCTAAACCATTTTCCATCTGTGTATAATAATTTTTTAGTTTCTGCGTTATTTTAACATGAAAGAACCCCTGTAAACAAAGGAACTTCGGTGGATTACGCACCACAAGTGGCCCTCACCTATATGCCCTATATAATAATAGGAATAATGCAAAAATAAGAAATAACTACATAATTATGCTAAAATACATTGTTTATGCGGTATATTTATACATTATTAACGTTCAAAAGGTGGAGGATAAATATACATTTCGCACTTCCAATAACAAGGGTAAGACCATAAAGTAAACTATCTTGACAAGACACAAACAAAGGTGTTTGAATAAATATGCAATACGGAAGAAAAGTAAACAAACTTGACATTTTGAGTTAAAAAAAAAGAAAAAAATTTTTGTGTGAGGTGACTACGCCCCAGGGCTGCGCTCCCATAGGGGGGTGGGGGTGCTTTAGTAAAATAACATTACATATTCATTTGGTTTTCTCCATATAAACCAAACCAAATTTTCGCATTTTGTTCTACGAATGTTAATTTCTGTTAAACCACAACATTGCTCTTGTAACCCCCTAATACTCAAACATTTACGCCTGTATAATCATTCATCGCCTTTTGTATAAATATACGCCGCGGAACATGAAAACATATTACAAAGTACTTGACGTAATAAATTATTACAATATTTTCAACTGGTTACTTATTAACACTTTAACACTCTTGCCTGTATATAGTTACATATACGCAACCAAAAAGTAAAGATATTTTACTTTTGTGTCAAAGGTTAAAGTTTATAAAGTGCTGTATTACAGATAGTTATAGGCTTTTATTCATGTTAGATTTAACACTTTTTCTTTGGTAATATCGGGGAAAATTCGTACCTTTGCAACACAGAAAGAGATAAAAGGGGCTTTCAATAGGAAATTAACCTGGCTATCTCGCTATTTTTCAATTTTTCCCGTGTGTTCCGTGCGGTTTGTTAATAGAACGGAAAAACAACATGACAACAAACAATAAGTCAAACGTATCTTCATACGTTTTAGAGTGTAAGGAAAATGCTACAATCGTAGCCAGCCTTGAGGTGTTGAACGATTATCGTAAAACGTTGCTTTCAGAGTGTACAGCAAACGACGTCGTTACAGCACGTAAGGAACTGGAAGCCGCACGCAGCAAGTACAACAAGTTAGCAACCGCTTACGTGTTGGGAGACGCGAGCTACTGCAACCTGCAAACCGAATGCGTACGCGCCGCCGTTAGCGAGTTCAGCCACACGCACAACGTGCCACGCTTCTTTCAGTGGTTCAACGACAACGGAAAAGATAAACAAACAAGCATTATAGATTCCGTGCAGCGTTTGGGCTCAAAACTCGCTTCTTTGCATACTTCCTTTGCGAGTGGTTCAAAGGTTGCACGCAAGCAGAAAGCGAGTGAAGAAGACCTCGCCGAACGTATTGCCCAACTTCAATCCGAACTCGCAGCCTTAAGAGGCGAGAAGTAACAAGATAGGGCGAATGCCCTATCTTTACACCCACTATCTTTGCCCACGGTGGACACAATAAAGCCACCGTGGGATATTATACACCAAATCCGGAGATTTGGCGCGGGTCGTCGTACCCTTATTTTTCCCACACTTTTTGGTAAACCTTGTCGTGGTGTGTGGGCTTAACTTTAGAGAGAGAATTTATTCTCCCTCAGGGGACTAATTGCCAAAATTTAGAGAGCTATCCGGCAAACAAACCTGTAGCGATACAGGAAGGCGGGCGAGAAATCCCGTCGAGGATAGCGAGAGAGCACAGAGCCGACACGATACCGAATGAGATGAGGCACGTGGACCAGAGCGAGAGCCGTAGCTGTGCAGTTATCGAGAGAGATGACGGACGGAAAAATCATAATTCATATTCTATCGTCTGGCACACGTGGACGAGTTCCTAAAGTGCTGCGCACATTCATTACAGGGCGCGGGTGGTACAAATCTGTAATCGTGAGTAGTTATCGTTTATCTCACGTGAGGTATATCCAAAAGGTCTACGATACGTAAGTAGTTGTACGTATAGCTATATCGCTACACAAGTAGCGGACGTGTGGGAATTATTCCCATGAAAACGTGCGGAGAACGCTGAGGGGTTATCCGCTGGTGTCTTTCGAGATTCCGACAAGTCCTCAGAGGGTGACGAAGCGACACAATACGGTGTCGTGGGTGACAAGCGTGCGCAATGAAAGTGTATCATCCTGGCAATGGCTGCGCATGGAGAGATCCGTGCGTGGCTCCTATTATACGAACCATTTAAATTACTAGAATTATGAAAAAGATATTCACGCTTTATCAGACAAACAAGGTTAATATTCTTGGTGGTTACATGACATACCACACATTATCAGAGGCTTTTGATGCTCTTAATCCTAAGTGTGGCGTGAACACTATCACCGCCGTTACTATGGTAAACGCGGAGTGGTGGAACGGCAAACGCACCGGTTATTTGTGTGAGGTTTTGTCTAAGGGTGTAATTTACAGAGCCTAAAATCTCCCTACGCTTGTAGGGAACAATAACCATAAAATTTTAGAGTTATGAGTACAATGAGAATAAAGTGCCTTTCCATGCGAGAGGTCGAGAGTGTCATTGCGGATGCTCAGGAGATTTTGAGTCATGTTGAATTCGGGTCACTGAAGAATGGTGTGCTTACATTATTCTGTGTGGCTTGAGCCTAAAAATCCGTAGCCAGTACGATAATTGTCGTGCGTGTGCTACGGAACAATCACTAACAAATTTTAGAATTATGAAAGCAAGACAGATTATTTATTCAAGTACGATAATTCTGCTTGGATTTTTTCAGGCGCTTCCTGCGCTGTTGTGTTTGGCAAGTACGAATATTCCAGTAATTCTGCTTGGAATTATTTGGGGCGTTCTGCTTGGTAAGTTCTGGAGCAGTACGATAATTGGAAAGTGGTATTTCCGCGAGCTTTGGCGTGCTACGCTCCGCTTGGAAAATCTCATGTTCCCTGAGGTGTGAGAGAGTTGGCAAGTACGAAAATTCTGCTTGGAAACATTCGGCTAAATTCTGCTTGGAGAAATCCAGGCAGTACGATAATTAATAACCAGTAAAATTTAGGATTATGAGACTTAAAACATTTTTATTGTTGGACAAAATTCAGATTGAGTCAGTTGAGAACTGGCAGATTAACATGTTCCTTGAGGATACCAACACGGACGAGTTCTTCGGAACGGATGGTAACAAGGTGTTGGAACCAGGCATCTACATCACGGTGTACGAGAATGGAAACGACACATTTCCATTCTCTGGCGTCATGCCTCCTGACTTCTCTATGGAGTGCGGGAATAACAAGAAACTGTTATTCTACAACGTGAGCGACTAAAGCCAAAAATGTGCTCAGGCGTTTTCCTGGGCATACTATGTAAAACCAATTAAACGAAAGAATTATGCAAGACAGGAAATCACAGAAGAATTTTGAACGTGCCCGTATGCACGAGATGGAAAAGATCAAGATTGCAGCACGTCAGTGGTACAGCAACAACGCGAAGGGCTACAGGGATTATCGCAGCCGTGAGTCTATCTCAAAGAGTTTCAACGAGATAGCCATTTTGTGTATGAGCTAAAATTGAGCGTGGCGGTTGTCACGCTTTCCTACAAACCAAAAATGTTAGAATTATGAGTAAATGGGTACAATTTTATCACAAGATTAACAAGTTTGACCTTGTGAACATGAGATTTACCGACGAGGTGAGCGTTGTGGAAATGACTGGCACGGATTCTATCTTGCCAGTTGACGGCAGATTTAATCTGTCATCCATACGAGCAGAGATACAGAAATATATCGAGAGCATGAGTAAAATCGAGAGTTTTGACCCTTGTGCGTTTTCCATCCTCACCGGTCCTACGATTCTGTACGCTTCGGAAAGTCCGTTGTACAATCTCTGAGCCAGAACTGGGCAGTACGATAATTGTGCTGCCTGCTATTAACCAAAACATATTAGAATTATGGAAACAGTAAGAGTAACTGACAGACACGGAATAGAGCGAGAGTGGGATATAGTCACAGAGAGATGTGTAGGATGCTGCTTTCACGGATTGATGGACGGCAAAGAACATTGCTGCCCTCATAATATTGCGTGCGGTGACAAGTAGTCAAAACTGCGGGGCACGTCCTGTGTCCTGCTTCTATTATTAACCAAATACTTTAGAATTATGACACAAGCAGATGTTAATTTTCTACAGGCACTTGTAGAGTCTCACGAGCAAGTTATTGCAGCAGACTGCAAGAGACGTAAATTAAGCAGAGAAGTTTATAACAAGCGCGTATCTCAGAGTGAGAAGAGAGCGAATAAGATACTTCGTGAGATGATGTGTCGCTAAACAGGGTAGAGCTATTGTTCTACCTACATAATAACCAATTAACGAAAGAATTATGGAATATTTAAAGACACAAGAGTATCATACACGTATTGATGTGTATTTTGATGGAGAAAAGTATGTATTCATCAACGCATTCCACGGATGTGTGGCAGTTGCGAGAAGAGAAGGGCTCGTTGAGTTCACTAATGACGGATACAAGGCTCACGTCAAGTTCAAGGTCGAGAAAACGATACGCACCATCAGTAAGAAAACTGTAGATAGAGCCATCTATAAGATGGAGAACAGATACATGAGCACTATCGTTGAGTATGAATGGGAGGAGGTTGACAGAGATGACTTGCCTTATGCCGTGAGCGTGAAAGTAGAGGAGCGTTAAGCCAAAAATCCTGCGTGGAGACACGTAGGAGCTATTAACCAAAACTAAACGAATATGAGAAAAAGAAGTTACAAGACCATACGTGGTCTAATGAGACAGAAGTTTTATGGATTCCTCTCTGTTAGCGACATCCTTAATGGAACGTATTATCACAAATATGGATGGTATCAGAAATTCGTACTGACAGACGATGCGTTGAGAGAGTTTACAGATGGTATCTGCGGTACTCTTAATATGAAAGACAAAGATTACGTTTTTGACAACGTAAGATTTGGCATGATAAAGAACTGTGGCATCCTGGAAAGAATCGGCGTCGAATTGCATAGCGGCAAGTTGTACTACACGTATATGGCCGGTCAGGACTATCCGTCAGAAGCCCGTTGTGTAAGAAAGCTTCTGAGATGTAAGTAGCCTAACAAGGTGCGCTCCATTCGTGAGCGTGCCTTCTATTGTTTAACCAATATTTTTGAATTATGGCAAGAAAAGGCAAGACATTGGAGCAGCAGTGTAAGTATTACAACTGCGAGGATTTCGTTAGAGATGTAATGTTATATCATTACAACTGCGGAAACAAGAAAGGTATGGTAGAGGACTACAAGGAACTCAACATGGAGGCAAGACAGATTGCCGTCCAGCAGATTTTAGAGTTCGGCTACCAACCTGTTCTACAGGATATCATTACACATCTTATGTTCGGTTAGCCAACCAATCCTCACTCCCACGGGTGGGGGATTTCTATTAACCAAATATTAGAATTATGATAACGGATTACTACACAGCCGTACACTGGCTAAAAAGTGCGTTCATCCTCTGTAACGAGATTGTGGAGAATGACGAATCAGTGATTGAAAACATCGAGTATCCAGAGTGGACAAATGAAGACGAAGACGGCAGGGACGGAATCGAGATATTCCAGTGGTTCCTCACTAACATGAGCGAAGAGGATAAGGAATGGATGCAGAAGAATTTCCCTGATCTTATCTTCTCTTACTCAGACAAGCTTGACTTGTGGATTCTTTGCGTAGATCATTTTGGAACGATGTGGAAGGGAGTCTCAACGACTACCAACTGCGAGAATGCGGCAAAGGCTAGCCAGCTGCCGTAGCCAAACCAATCCTCACTCTTTACGGGTGGGGAACAATTATTAACCAACAAAATCAGAATTATGAGCTACGAAATTGAAAAGAAGGAAATCGGTGATTACAGAATCACCATTTACCAGGATGAGGATGCCGGATGCCCTTGCACCAACTGGGATTTGGCAGGAGTTTACTTCTGGGATTATCCAAACTACGGATACAACAGAAGACTGTCTTCTTATTGCAGTAGTGAAGTTGATGCGGAGAATGCAGAGGATGCTTTAAAACGGCTCGTCTGTAAATATGTGTCGCAAAAGAAGATTATCGACTATATCAATAGCGAAAATGTCGATAGCTTCCGTATGCGCTACGACAAGAATGATCACATGTGGTATCTTGAAAACCTGTACGACGGAAAGTGGTACGAGCACGATCGTTTCTCTCCATACGATGTAAAGAACGAGCGCTGTACCGATGAGCTTTGTGATATCCTCGAAGAGGGCGATTTTACGTATCTTCTGCAAGACTGCAAGGATATTGCGTTCTACGAGTGGTCATCCAATGGATATTGCCAGGGAGATTACGCTAGCGGATATGCATACTGTGACAAAGAACGCTTCAAGGAGATGGTAGACACGAATACCAAAAACTGGAGAAAGCGAGCCTTGGACTTATTCGAGGGAGAGGTCAATGATATCGGTATGTGGATGTGGGGAGATGTTAAGGGATACGTCCTTGAAAAGAAACGTCCGTTCACTAAATTGTACGACGACGGAGATACCTCTGAATCCTATGACTGGGAGCAGATTGATTCATGCTGGGGAGAATACTACGAAGATGCTGATGACCTCATCGAAGATGTTATCAAGGAATACGGCTTACAGCCGAAAGATGCAGCCTAACCAAGGGGAGCTTGCACGCTCCTCTTCTACAAACCAATTAAACAAAAAGAATTATGGCAAAGAAAGTTTATGCGCTCTATCGAACAGACAACTGGCATACATACGCAAGCCGAGAATTACTTGTTGTAGCAGGTAGTATCAGAAGATGTTGTAAGGTAGCCAAGGACGACGGAGCAACAAAAGAGCAGATTGAGGATTTGCGCGGTTATCGACACCAATCCCAGTGCACCAACTACACCGATTGCGAGTACGATATTGAGACGTACACGCTCAACGAGAGTTTAATCAGCTAAAATCCCTCTTCGGAGGGTGCTATTATTAACCAATAAATTATTAAGAATATGGCATTACAATGGAATTGGAAAGACAAGATGGGCAAACTCACCATCAGACGCAAGATGAAGAAGTATTACATCAACATTTACTCCGGAAATGCTCTTGCTGTATTTGTATATGAATATACAGACGGCGGGAAGGAGATGTACTCGTTGTATGATTTCTTTGCCGACAAGAAACACGTCAGTAAAATTATCAGTAATCGTAAGAAGTTGATAGACGACGATGTTGTCAAGATTGAGTTGAATCTCTGGTACAAATCAGCGAGACAGCTTCTTCCGTATCTCGTCAAGAACGGGTACAAGGTTGAGTGTTATTACAAAGAAACTAAATCCGAATAATCATGAAGAGATATTATGTATCAGTCACAGAGACTTTAAACGTGGTAGTCAGCGTTGATGCTGAGAATGAGAAAGAGGCTGTACAGAAGGTGCAGGATGCCTATAACAATAGTGAAATCGTTCTCGATAGCGACAATTTCTGCGGAGAAACAATAGATGCAGAAGATGATCAGGGATTCTACACCGATTACGAGAAAGAGTACGGCGAGACTTATCAGCACATCGACTAAGCCAAACGGGGAGAGCAATCTCCCTACCAATAACCAAAACATTATAGATATGAAGATTTTAAGAGACAATGCTTACAACAGGCGTCCGATTAAGAATATGACAGCCTCCCGATTAAGGAATAGAGCGAATAAGGAATATGTGCTTCATTTCCGCTGCAAGGAACTTGGTACATCGTACACTATTGGGATAAACGCAGACCTACTTGTGTGGGCGTACCAATACAGAAACGGCGTTCTTATTCGTTCTTTCAAGGAAGAGAACATTCAAACTTTTGAAGAAGCGTATAAATTCTTTGTTAATTCTTGCAACCACTGTCTGTTAGAGCAGAGGCTTGTAGAAATGGCGAAAACTTTTTAGCCTAAAAGCGCAGCTAAGGACTGCGCACAATAACCAAAACATTACGAATATGACAGAAAAAGAAAGAATTGTAGATGCCATCGTATGGCACGTGAACTACAGACTTGGAGACAAAGGGGAAATGTACGTGATAAACGGAAAGCTTGCATGGGTTGGTATACAACACAAGAACGATGCCGACTTATCCTTCCTCGAAAGCATTGGTATCTCGATACCTCCATACTACGAGGAAAAGCATTGGTTTAGAGATAAGTCTGATTTCGCCCTATTCCTCAATAACGAAATCTTCAGAAAGGTATGTGAGGATTTTGCAGTCAACAAGCACGCCTAAAAAGAGAGGGTAGCTCCCTCTCACAAATAACCAAAACATAAGAATTATGAACAACGTAAGATTTATTCCAGGATACTATGAATGGCATCTCGTTGATGAAAAAGACAACGTGCTTCTCAACATTCCAGATGGTATCATTGACGATTGCGAGACAAAGGCTGATTTGGATTTCGTTATAAGAGACATTCCAAGACAGGCATTGAGAGCAGTCGAAGAAGGGGAAGAGCTCTATGGATGTGACGTAAGCAAATACGTCAGCGACATAGATGATGACTGCGTAGCCAAGCTTATGGCAGATACCCTATCAGAATATCTTGGGTTAACAGCCTAAAAGCCGTCTGAAGACGGCACTACAAACCAAAACATTAAGAATTATGAATGAAGACAAAATCCTAAGTATGTTCTTTGAGCCGGAGCGGTGGCAGAATGCTATCGGCAAAGGCATTGACAAGGACATGAACAAAGCAACCCTGTATCAGCTCACGACACCAGAGGCTCGTCTTATTATGTATGAGAGGATTAAAAGTGGCAATTACAAGATAATGCCGCCACATACAGCCAAAATTCCGAAAGACAACGGAGATTTCCGTACTGTCTATGTGAATGAGCCTGTAGACAGAATCCTTTTGAGCATAGCTAACGACCTCTTGTTCGAGCTGATGCCAGAGATGGTGCATCCACGCTGTACGTCGTATCAGAAAGGTATCGGCTGCGGTCGTGTGGTGCAAGATGTGTCTCGGATAATATACTCGGCAGATGGTAAAATCATCGGATGGAAAGGTGACTTCTCCAAGTACTTTGATTCTGTGCCTATTCGGTTCATCGACTGGGCATTCGACAAGGTAGAGGAGAAGTACGGAAAATCTGCGCTGATAGATGTCATTCGTGACTACTATCACACAGACTTATATTTCGATGAGGACAACAACCTCTGCGAGAAATATCAGTCCCTCAAGCAGGGATGCTCTGTTGCGGCATGGTTGGCCGACGTCATCCTCTATCATCTTGACGACAAGCTGTCTAAGCTTAATGGATATTACGTCCGTTATTCCGATGATACGCTGTTTGTCGGTGAAGACTATGCGAAAGCCATGGATATCATGAAGAGCGAGCTGGAGATGATGCAAATGACGCTCAACCCGAATAAGGTTGAGTATCTTGACGCTAATCACTGGTTTAAGTTCTTGGGATATTCCATCAAGGGTCACGACATTTCTCTGTCGTCTACACGTATCAAGACCTTCCAAAAGGAGATTGAGAAGAGGACGATAAAGAAGCGTGATACCACGATGACGAAAGCCATCAATGCAGTAAACAGGTATCTCTACAAGGGGTACTGCGATTATTCCTGGTCTACTCAGGTTCTTCCGGTCATAAACGTGAAAGAGGACATCGACAAACTCAACGCCTTTGTCATGGACTGCATCCGTGCGGTCAAGACGGGCAAGAGCAAAGTCGGTGGCCTCGGATATGTGAAGACTCAGGCTGTAGGTTGTATAGACCGAGGCCGTGGTAGAAATGTAAAAGCCAACAGAGGTAAGACAGAGAGCGAAATCAAGGGGTATCTATCAATCGGCTGTGCCAAGAATGCCTTGCGGACGAGCAGGGCAGCGTACAACACATTGGTGAATACTCTGTAGATGTAACACCCAGCGCAAGGAACTGCCGGAATGAAGATAAGGTTTAACCATCCGGTCTCGAAGATCATAGGACCTATCTCAGAATCAGAGATGGTCCTATGATCCTCTCCACCAGGATGCTATCAAGCAGATAAAGCTATGCGCAGTATCTTCTGACCGGCAGGCTCTGTAACCGAGCACACGGACGTGGGAGAAGGACGGATTATTTATGTCACGCCTCTATGATTACCTTCAGTATGGGCCTCTTTCGCTCAAGTGATACTTGAGACCAAAGGGACCATACTGAAGATACACAAGGCGTGCCTAATCGCAGAAGTACAGAAATGTGCCAGTCCGTATGACTCCCACAGGTGGCGCACACCACCACTCCCTGATGAATGGCAGAAGTTTATGCAACAGGTCTCTTAACCAGAGTTCTGGATCCTGGTAACCGTCATAACTATGAGCGGTGACCAGGATCCTGAATTCTGGCGAATCCTGTGTCAAATCAGAAACATAAAGTATTGTGCCGAGCCATCGGTCAGGGAATTACCCGAGTACGAGGGTTGTCTTCGGTTGGGGAATAAGTTTAAGCGAAGTCTTAATCCATCACGCGTTTCCTGCCAATATCAAGCCGTCAACGCGTGTCATCAAGACTCCTTTATCAGAACATTACATTGCCGTACAAAATTCCCATGTCGAAGACAACGTTATTGCCAAACGAGGTACACAAGGAGGCGGTACGATTTAATACCACGTGATAAAAGCAGATCACTGACACTGGGTTATACCCAGGTAAGTGATCTCCTCTCTCACGGGGTTATATCAAAATCATACAGCTATGGCAACGAGCCTTTAAGTGTACCTACAAACAACCAAAAGTGAATTGCATCACGACTTATCAAGAGTATGAGGTTTACACACCCGCGTTCAATTTGATACTGGCGCCGCACAATTTTGCGGCGCCTGCATCATTATGACGCTGGTATCATCATAAAACTATATTCATGCAACATAATACATGAGATAAGTCATTCGCATTGCAGCGGTGTCCGACAAGGTTTTACAATTCATCCTACATCCCTTCGTCGAGAACTCGCTTAGGTGGAGCTTACGCTCCATGAGGGCGACTTCTTGCGAAGTTATGTAGCTAATCGAATGCTTAAAGTCATGCAGCATATCAAATTGAGTCGGAATAGGTTATTGTGAGCCGAATAGTACGCAAGAAGGAAAGATTTAGACAAACAGTCCGTATCTTCCTGAGGTCCGTCCAGTTAATTACCTTGGACGACTCAGGATTCACTCGACTGTTTACATCGAGCGCATACAGCAACACAACGTATCCTTTGAGCGTACTGCTATTAACCAATATTTTAGAATTATGTTATACGAACTAATTATCAACGAGGTTAGGGACGGTGCAAAGTTCACCGTCAACTTTCAGAAGAGAACTTGTAGAGTGAATGGTAAGATTATCGTGAATGATATGCAGTATAATGGCTGGCTTGGCACATATCCTTCTACGGAGGAAGAAATAATGAGCAAGATAGAGCAGCTATATCAGGAATACAAGCATTCTGTGCCGTCAGAGCGTTCTGAATCACATCGACACTACTACTTCAAGGCTTTGCCTGAGAAAGAGCTCTCAGACGAAGATATGATGTACGGAGAGCGACGTGAGGTGGCGAGATGCAGACTGGAGGTGTATGTCCTGTTCTGCATAATTCTTGGACGCCTCACATGGAATCCTTCATGGGGAACGTGGTTCTGGCGTTCTAAAGACGACAACGACCTGATCATTCTCAGAGACTGGATTGAGCCAAACAAGGGTGGGGCGTAAGCCTCATCCACAAGATTTAATTAACATTTTAATAACCATTAACAAAATTAGAATTATGAAACAGATTGTAACAATCACTGGTGAGAACTTGAACATCGTAACAAAGAACGTAGAAGCTACTGGCAAGAAAACCAAGGCGCAGATGCGAATGGAAGCATTGAAGAGTGCCGGCGTTGACGTAAGTAACTACTACACTCTTGGTGCTGACAAGCTTGTCAGAATCGAGAAAGGCGAGGCTATTCCTGTTGATCTTGACGATGTTGCCGTTGATGCTGTTGGCAAGAAGATTGTCGAGGGTGGATACGTGAACAACTGGAAGCTTTTCCGTCGCTGGGTAACCGCTCAGATTTTCGGTATGCTCCGTGACATGAAGTCCGGCAAGATGTCTTTCAACGAGCTTTTACAGCGCAAGGGCTACGAGTATCAGTGGCGTATGCTTGAAAAAGAGTTTTACGCTCAGGCCAAGATGCAGGAGCACGGTGACGCAGAGAACCTTTCGAAGCGAGGGATTTTCTTCAACGAATGCACATTCTCAGGTATGGTGGACGACTATATTGAGAAACTTAAGGCGTACGTTAACGATAATCTTATCTTCCGCAAGGACAAGAACGGAGTCAACACTAAGGCGTACAAACACAAGTGCAAGGGTGTTCCTTATGTTCGTCTGAACAACAAGGACATCTTTGTTGCAGACTTGATGAAAAAAGTGTATGTTCCTCTGTACAAAATTGCTCGCGACGGATTTGACACAACGAACAGACGAGAACTCTACAACCTCGTTAAGAAGTTCAACAAGATTCGCAAGCACCTCGCATGGGAAACCAAGCAGTCCGACACGTTCATCAGCGCCTACAAGGGTGCGGGTTCTTACTTCGCAATGCGTAACCTCATTATGTTCAGCGAGGCTCGCTTTGCAGGCAAGTCCGAAGCGGCATCTCTCCGCAAGATAGATACCGATGCTGCCAAGTATGGCGCAGATGAAGAAGGATGGAGAATGCTTGGTGTGCTCAAGCAGCTCATCGCAGAATCCAACATCTCTATCGACGGAAAGCTGTGCGTTTGGGCAGAGGAGTCCGCTTTCAGAAAGGCGGTCAACAAGGCCTGCAAGGAGTCTAAGTAACAACACCTAAGGTCTGTCACCTTCGCGCGTCGGTCTGACACTACGATTTACAAGAGCTTCTTGTATCGCCTTCCGAGTCCGGCAGAATCAGCCGGCATCTGAAGGCGAGCATAAAGCTCTCCGGATCACGAAGCTAAAGCAAGACACCACGTCAGAGAATGCGCGAGTTTAAAGCCAAAAGGTCGGTTGCTCATTAAGCAGCAGCCGACTGCAATTCATTAACCATTAAACTTTTAGAATTATGAGTAAGTATTTTGTAGGTATCAGCGAGACAACGAAGGGTTGGGCGGAAGTAGAGGCGGACAACGTAGAACAAGCCAAGGCTAAAGCTTATGAGGCATGGAGTAACGGAGATGCTTCTATGGACGAGAAGAACTCTGAATGTTCCGTTGAGTGTACCTATCTGAAAAGCCTGTAAACGGTTCTCTGTGCCCGACAAGCACAGAAACCACTATTATTAACCAATTAAACTTAAAGATATGAATACAGTTAAAGATGGATATGATGTTATCAAAAGTCTGCGCCATGCGCCTGTTGATCAGACGAACGTCCTGGAAGACAGAATTCTTGACCTATTGTTCGATGGCAGCAGATACGTACAGGAAAACCACAAGGCCGTTGGTTTTATCTACAGCCTTCCTACTTTGACCTCTGTTTACGACAACTGCCTTACCGTCACTCTTATTCCAAACAACTGTCCAGAAGAGGAGGTTGATGCATGGGCTCTTCAGGTTGTCAACTCTATCAATGTCCAGTGTTTGGATGAGGTGAGGAAGTTTGAATACGTAAGTCTGTTCAATTTCAACTTCGTCGATGGACTCGTATGCATTTACATAGTTACACGAGGTGTCGTCGAGTTCCAGTTTCATTTCACAGACTAAGCCAAAACCGGGCTGTGAGTTATGCAACTCCAGCCTTCCATTGTCTAACCATTTAAATATTTTGAATTATGACAACAGTAAGAAAAGCAACAAAAATCCTGAAAGCTTCCGATATCATGAAGAAGAAGGGTATCGTCCAGAAGCAGATGGACATGAGTAAGTTCAATGAGGTCGTGGAGGATTTCTTTATGACCCACGAACCAAAGGAAACAATTCTCCTCACTCCGAAAAGATTTATCGAGATGGACAACCCTCCAGAAGGTGACTTCATCGACTATCTCGACGTGAGCGTGTGGGAGAAGAAATGCGATGACCCAGACGATCCGTTTGACTTTATAGACTATCAGTGCATGAAAAAGAACGGAACGCTACGTCCGATGCTTATTGTCAACGAGCCGTTCATCGGCAATGCTGCTGGGTGGCTGAGGGATTTTTGCGGGTTCACTGTCAAGAGCAGAACACGAAAGAAGAAAAAAGAATACATCGTGTCTCTGCCGGTGTAAAAGCCAAACAAGGCGTGGAACATTATTGTTTCACGCTACTATTATTAACCAATTAAAATAGAAATTATGGAAGAAAAAATCGAAAAATTCAAGGAATTGATGGAAGCAAAGTCTAAGTGCCAGTTTTGCCTTGACAACGCTACAGGAAGTGCGGACATGCACGGGTTAGTGTATTGGGCAGAGAGAGTCGAGAAATTGAGAAAGGAGGTATCAGAGCTGTTGTAGTCAAACAAAACCGTTACGTAATGTAGCGGTTTCTACAAACCAAAATATTAAGAATTATGGATAGAAAAGAGTTAAAGAAAGAGATTGTCGAGTTATGTTCAACTGTAAAGATTGAGCTTGCATGCACCATTCGTGAGATCATGAGGGAGTACAACGTACAGAAGAAAGAGCTTGGCTGGCCTGTAGTTATCAACAATAGCAGTTATGTAGATGTCGTAGAGGTAGGCAGTAGTGATACTGACATTCCGGTTTTCACCATAAGTGTCGGTGCTGGCTGTTACAAAGAGTATCACAAGGTAAGAGCATTTGATGATTGTGTGTCGATTGAGCTCCTCGCTGATATTACGACCGGGCTGAATAACGAATTGGGCGGCTACGTCGGCACTTATGTAGCAAAGTACAGATTCCTCTATAAAGATGGGACTACTGCCGACATGGATGAGCCTTATATATTTCTTGCAGAATCAGAAAAAGATGCAGAAGATAAGGCATGTGACTATGCGGAGGTATGGAACAACTGGAATGATGATACGATAGAACTCGTGTCAGTCGAGAAACAGGTTGCTTCTAAAGGTTAAATTAGCGTTAAAAACGGCAAAGGTTTGGTTTATACTAAAAAATATACCTACCTTTGCTGACTACCAAACCAAAACATTTTAGAATTATGAAAGAGATACATTTAAAAACAAGAGACTGGGAGAGGCTTCTCACCTACGAACAGCAGCAGAAGTACAAGTATGCGATAAAACAGGGGTGGTTCTCTGACTATCACGGTTCTTCGTGGCGGCATGATACCTTTTATGGCGCATATATCTGGAAACACCCTAAGTATATCAATGTTGTACGCACATTTTCCGATCTTGTTGGGCACAAGCCACTGTGGTCCGACGTAACTGACGACAATCTTCGTGACTTGACCGAAAAAATACAGGAACTTTACGCACCTAACTCTTCGAGAACGATATGCGCTACAATAAAAGCTGTCATAAGGGAGAACGACGAGAAGGGCATACGGAGCAGCAAGTTCGACTCCATACTTAGGGTTAAACGGGTTCCTGTTCAGGCTGTATATCTTGATGATAACGAGATACAGAGCCTTATCGACCATATCCCTCACGGATCTGTTGAGCGGTACGTTAAGCGAATGTTCATACTTGAGTGTTTGTGCGGTGCCCGCCTGAGCGATTGCCACAACATCACGCCCGAGAATATCGATGATACAGGGAAATATATCGTATATGTTGCTCAGAAAACAAAAGCGGAGGTGAGAGTTCCTCTCCACAAGAAGCTACGGCCATTCCTTGTATGTGGAACAGCAGACGAGCCTGTTGGCGGAGTTGTTGACGTTTACTTCAACAAGGTTCTGCGAGAAATATGTAGAAACTGCGGAATCGATACTCGTGTCAAGGTATTCAAATGCGGTAAGTACGAGTCTGGACCTAAATACAAGTTCGTGTCTTCACATACCGGCAGGCGCTCGTTCGCGACAAACCTGTCAAAAAAAGGAGTGCCGGTCGAGCAGATTGCAATCATGATGGGGCACGCCAACGGAGGCAAACCAAATATCGAAATGACGCAGCGTTACATTGTGGGAAAGACCAATATCGACACAAGAACCTTGCGCGTTTTCGGTATTTACGACGATGATTACAATAGCGTCGGCGATGAATGCTAAACAGAGAGGAGGGTAGAACCTCCCTCGCTATTAACTAAAACTTTACAAATATGGATTACGGAGAAGAATACAAAGAGAAGTTGGCTAACCTTGGCAGGTGGCAGCTTTTGAGAGAAGCAAATAAAATGAGAAGAAAACTTTTAGCGTTTTCCGAACTTGGGGATGTTGATAAAGCATTTAAAAACCTCAACGAGAATGAATGGCTGAAGAACGTTATTGACGCAAAGAGCAGACAGATCGGCATTGCGAGAAGTTTAATAATGGACGAGCTCGAAAAGAGGGGTATTGATACAGGAGGTAAGTATCTTACAATGCTTACAGCCCTTAAAATCCTTCTTGGCATCGAGCAGTTCAAAGATAATAACCACAAATAATTTAGAATTATGAAAAAAGAAGAAGCTATAGCTTATAGAGAAAGCCTAAAAAACATGACAAAAGGGGAACTTATCAAGAACTCTATGTCTTTGAGGAGGCGACTCGACAAACTATCGGGCATCTGTGACGTAGAAGACACATACAGAGCTATGATAGAGCAGGGACAGGCAGAGCGCAAGGCAGAGAAACTTGAAAAGGAAGTATCTTGTGTATCTGACCTCATCAAGAACGAACTAATAAAGAGAGGGGTGCGCTTCGAACCTTGGTTTTCGGCCACCCACCTCACAAATTTACTGATAGATAGTATTTACCACAAATAATTTAGAATTATGTTAGAAGGAGTAGAAAAGGAAACGCTCGAAAAGTGGGCCAAGGAGTGCAATGAGAAGTATCATAAACTTTTCATACAAACTCTTCAAAAGCCTTTGTTGGGCGAGATTGGAACGAACGGACAGATGATCAAAGAGCTGAAAGACCTAAATATGAGCTACTTTGATGAAATGAGCGACTACACAGATGATTTTGTCAGCGACCTTGATGGCGGTTTTATTGAGCTCTTCGAGAAAGCAGAGGAGAATGAAATAAACGTCATACAGGAAGCGAAAGAGTGCCTTTTTACCCTTAAAGCCGTAGACGATATGCTTAATGCTAAACATTGGGTCAACGAAGATGGTCATATATGCGACGAAGAAGGCAATAGACTTTCCGAAGACAGAGAGCATCGAGTATTCGAGGTTATCAAGGGAGGCAAGCATGATGATTAGCTAAAACGGAGGGAGCAATCCCTCTGCAATTATTAACCAAGCCCTACGCATCACGGTCAAGCGGAATATTATGAAAGAGTTTAAAGTATATTGGAACAATACTGTAGAAATAAATCTCGTGGCAGATTTCGATACCCTGGACGAAGCTAAGCAGTATTGCTATGAGAATACGAAAGGGTACGATGAAGTCGGCGACAATGATAATTGCTGGGAAGGTCGCAGTAATAACTTCCACTACGAAGTTTACGATGGCGACAAAGAGATACTGGATGAAGATGGCGATGTTGTAGATTTCAACGAACCAGTTTACGAGACACCTCAGTATTATTGCGATTAATAAACTTTCTAAGCCCTAAGCGCATCACGGTCAAGCGAAGAAATTATGAAGATTAAGACATCAAAGTACAACGAAGTAAGATTATCTGATGTTGCTCAATACATCAAAGTTCCTGCATAGATAGTAAAGCCATCTACTCCAAATGGAGTATTGATTGGTGATGTTCGCTACGAAGACGGAAAGAAAGAGCGAGTATATTCAGACTACGAAGTGCGTATTAACAACGTTCAGCTACCATTCGCAGTTGGAGAAGATAGCTACTTCAATAGCGAGATTGAAATCAACTAACCTATTCAGCCCTACCGCAACACGGACAAGCGGATAAAATATGATTAATGAAGAATTGGCAAAACAACTCATTGAACAGGCTGAGTATAATTGCTCAGGCGAAAAAGTAATATAGACGACATACTTCCGCTCAGTGAGGACGGTGCTTATCTCGTTTTTGCATCATCCGAATCTTGCAAGACATCTTTTGTCTGCTACGAAGATGGAACGGCTTATTTTCTCAGCGACTGGCAGGGTTGTTACCCAGAAAGCGAAAATGCAATAGCGGAGTTCAATAACTGGGTAACGATAGACTGGAAGGAATCGCCCGTCATCTTTAACGGACTTCCAAGAGTTCTATTTGATTTATAAACTAATTAAGCCCTCGACACCACGGTGAAGTCGTTTCGATGAAGAAGATATTATCTATAGCAATAATCACTATTGCAGGAATTTCACTTGTTTCCTGCAATTCTATGGAGCACAAGGCAAAGAGTCAGCTTCGAAGTACATTAGAAGAACTCGCTAAGAACCCAGAGTCTTTTAGTATATCAAAAGAGAAGGTAATATTCTCAAATGACTCCATGTGTACTATTTCGTTCATAGGAAGAGGGCAGAATGGCTTTGGCGGCTATACATCTTCAAGAATGGAGTACACACTTCTAAAAATAGAGAACGAAAAGGGAAAAACTCAATACGACGAGGCTCTGCTTGACATGGAGGATAAAGATCAGAGAAAAGGCTCTATCAAGGAGGCTTTGGAGAATGTTGACGGAGGATACCTGTACGGATCGGAGAAGGATGTCTATAATGAATGCCTTAGAGATTGTGGTGGCGACAAGGAGAAGGCAAGAGCGGATTATCTGTTCTCAACGGCACTCTGTAACGTAATTAGCAACGGAAGAATAGTCGATTCAGACGACTAATATAAAATATTTATAAACTTTACAAATTATGAAGAAGATTTTATTTGCACTTGCTTTCATCATGTCGTGTGGCTTCTGTTTCTCGCAGAATACAGTTGCAGACATAGAGTTTGGGAAGACGTCATACGAAGAAGCGGTGCCGAAGCTGACTTATAGATTTGGTGAACCCGCTTTCGAGGATACGGATAACAGAATCATAATTTTTGCCGGTCTTCGATATTCTGGATTTTGGTTCGATAGGGCATGGTTCTTCTTTGAGAGCACCACATCGCACAATGTATTCAATAAATGCTGGATGATTGCTAATTTTAATAATGCTAAAGAGGCAAAGGACTTTAGGGATAATATTGCATCGAAAGTTGGTGAGAAATACAATGTTGAGGCAAAAATAGATCCAGAGACGAAGTTTAAAGACTATTACGTAGGGACATCACCCACAGATTCAACCAAGCCCTATATGAAAATATCGACTCGAAGCGACGGTAATGGCACATATACAACAGGCATTGACTATGGCCCATTTGAGTATATAAACGAAAATTTCTAACAACAGTTTCAACCCTCGACATCACGGTTAAGTCAATAGATATGAGTGAAAAACTAGTAGTAAAGATTCTCATGATAGCCGGGAATATTGTCGCTTTTATATCTGCATTGGTTGTCCTCTACAATCTAGGCGCAGCAATATTTGACTCCTCAGACCTCAAGGCTTATGCCGCAATAGATAGAATCCCAATCGGCATTGCTTCCTTTCTATCATCCGTCGTACTCATCGGTTTCGCGTATATCGTAAAACACGTGTGCGAAGTCAAGGATTAATTCAAACAACTAGCCGCTTATCCACTTACAGATAGGCGGCTTTTTTATTAAAAATCGCAAAAATATAACGAGGATACAGAAAATTTTAGTATCTTTGCAACGTTAAAAATCTTTGTGGTACGATTGCCGCATCTTCTTATGAGGGTGCGATTGTTGTATCTAATCTTATTGAATATAAAGTAATTTTATATAAGGATTACTGCGCCGTGTCGAGGGATAGGAAACTACCCTCGGGGTTTCACAAAGAGCCTTAACAGCACGTAGCGCAGTTTTTTTGTTTAAATCTTTGTGATATGAATACAAATGTAATTTCTATCAAAGGATAGTAACCCATCAGATATTGAGCGTTACTTCCGTGGTGTGTTGGCATTAGACCAACAAGACAAGGTGTTTTCTGTAAACCTTGATGATGTTTGGCAGTTGGTTTACTCTGAAAAAAGTAAAGCGGTTAGGGCGTTAAAAGCTAACTTTATTGAAAATGTGGACTTTATAGTTATCGCCCAAAATGGCGAAAAAGGAAGACCAGTTGATTTCTATTACCTCACTTCGGCTTGTTTGGAGTATTTTGTTGCTCGCAAGGTTCGCCCAGTGTTCGAGGTTTATCGCAGAGTGTTCCATCACGCAGTTGCGCAAGTTCAGCAGCCATCTTTGCAGGAGCAGATTCAAGCCAACCTCACGTTTGCGGATTGGGCTATCAAGACCCTCAACATCAATGAGGCATCCAAACTTGGATGGGCAAAGAAGATTAGCGACAAGTTCGGTTTGGCTGCCGAATTGCCTGATGCAGTAAACGCAGGAACGGAAAAGCCGATCACCCACGCTGCCACAGACTTGTTGAAGTCACACAACGTTGGCATCTCTGCACAAGCTTTCAATCGTATGCTTGAACTCAAAGGAGTGGTAAAGCACGCAACACGCCCAGGAAAGCAGGGGAAGGTGCATAGCTGGTATGTTATTACTCCAGCCTTCGACAAGTACGGTCAGAACCAGCAAGACCCGAAGTTCCAACAGCAGACGCAGATACGTTGGTATGACGCAACATTTACGGAATTGCTAACCATCGTTGGACTTAACAGACAAACATTATTAAACTTAAAGTAAAAGGAGATTAAACTATGAATGAGAATAACGTAAATTACGACATGCTTGAGAATGTAAAACAGCCAAGACTCGCCAAGACACTCATCAAACTGAGCGAGGTATACAGAGAGTATATGAAAGAGACAAACATGGCTTGTGAGAAATTAGGAGTTCCATGCGACAGACAGCAGAACAACTTTATCATAAACTACAATAAGTTGACTGCCATCATCACAGGGACAATAGCTTCAATAATGGACGTGGAGGTAAACGAGGCTGTCAGTATATCAGACTAAGATAGCTCACGTATTTCTGCTTTACCTCGCTTGGCACAAGCTGTCGAGCGAGGTTTTTCTTTGAAAAAAATCTAAAAATGTTAAAATCTTACTTTTCTGAAAAGCCCCGTAAATATACCTAAATATCAAATACGAAACTTATCTATACCTAAACCTTGTTAATGCAAAAAGTACCAAATTTGGCGATAAAAAATCTATTGCGTACCTTTGCAGTGCTTGTTAGAAGTCACGCGCTAGCAAATAAATAAGATTATCAGAAGTTGACTAGCTCAACTACAACGATATACCCTATCCAAAGTTTGGAGCGTGACCCAGACGGCGGATAGGGTTTCATTTTATCCCTATCTCAAAGTTTCAAGCAAAAAAGACATACGAGGTTCAATCCGTGCAGTCCTCTTCGGAGTTATCAACCGATATATAAAACTGCTCTGTCAGGTAAGTTACATTATGGTTGTGTAAATCCCGCAACGTGTCACCTCACGACGGGTGCCCATATCAGAAATGAGAAAGCCAACCATAACGAGCAAAGCTCTGTGGGTATCAGAAGACTTATGCTGGCTTTACAAGGAGTACGAACTACTATGGTATGTTATTTATATTATAGTTGATAAAAAATAAGGTTCGGCTCGCTTGGTTATCCCATTTATTCTTATGGGTATAGAGGTGTTGTATACATAAATAAAAAATAGATGCAATGAAGAAAATTAAATGGAAAATCGCCGCATTCGTGGCGTGGGTTGTAATAACCCTCATGGTCGTAGATGTCGGGCTCAGGGGAGTGAGCAAGGCAGACACAACTACGAACATCTTAAGCGTAGCCATCCTACTGATATGGCTTCTCGTTTCCATCGCAACAGATTGTTTAACATTCAAAAATAGAAAAGATGAAAAAGATTAAATTCGTGTTTATGTTGTCGCTGATTCTTTCAGCGCTGTGTTTAACTTCTTGCAGCGAGCGCATTGACGCAGGTTCTGAGGGTATCCTGGTGAACCTCTATGGCACCGATAAGGGTGTTGATGACGTTAGCCTCGTTACTGGCCGCGTGTGGTACAATCCATTCACTGAGGAGGTCTATGAGTACCCAACGTTCGTTCAGACCATCGACTACCCTGCGTTCACCATCAACGCCAAGGATGGCTCTGAATTTACCGTAGATCCTACCGTGTCACTTAAGATGGTTGACGGTAATGCTCCGAGAGTATTCAAGAAGTACCGCAAGGAACTGAAGGATATTGTGAACGGAACTTTATTCAACTATGTGAAAGATGCCTTCCGTATCCAGCTCAACAAGTACACAACCGACCAGATTGTCAGTAATAGAGATTTAGTCGAACGTGCCATCGAGACGCAGCTTAGTAAGGCTCTTGCTAAGGAGCATTTTCATCTGGAGCAGTTGACTTCCGGCTTGAAATATCCGACATCTATTGTTGAGGCTGTTAATCAGAAGAATAAGGCTATTCAGGAAGCTCAGCGAGCACTCAACGAGGTAGCTGTGAAGAAGGCAGAGGCAGAAAAGATGCTCGTACAGGCACGTGCAGAACGCGAGGCCAACGAACTCAAGACAGCCTCTCTTACTCCTGCTATCTTGAAAAAGATGTGGATTGAGAAATGGGATGGACGTCTCCCAGTTTACGGAAACGTTCCTCAGATGATGATGACAACCAAGTAGATTACAGCATCCCCACGCCATTTTACGAATGACGTGGGGATTTTCTATGTTAACCGTTCAGATAGTCGATGACTTTTCTGTTGGCCTCATCCACCTTTCTTGTGTCATATTTGATGTACGTCGAAGTTATCGCATTGTCCCAAAGCGAATGACCAAGAGAACGGCCTATAACCTCCATTGGAATATCCATCTCGCTTGCGATCGTTGCCCAGGTGTGTCTGCTCCAGTAGCTTGTTATATCCTTCTCGACAGGGTGTATTGTGACATAATAGCTGTGTCGCTCCTTTTCTCCTATTGTACGGAGGTGTCTTGTCATGTTGTTTGCGAAGGTGTTTGTAAGAGTCGTTCCCGCCTCCTCCAGGAAACTGAGAAGATAGTCCTTCTTCCTGCTCTTATGCCGGCTTATTATCTCCATTGCCTCAGGCTCAACCTTGATGTCGTACAACTTTCCTGTCTTGTTGCGCTTGTAGCTTATACGTCCATTCTTCAAAGCCGTCTTTGGAAGGAACAGCAGGTCGCTTATGTTGATACCGATGAGGTAGAAACACAGCATGAAGCAATCTCTGTACATGGCCTTCTTCCCGGTCAGCCTGAAATCCCTTATCGCACGCAGCTGTTCAAGGGTCAGGCAGCGCTTTTTGGTCTGCTCCTTTCTCAGCGTGATACCACGGAACGGATACTTGTCTGTCAGTTCGTCGTCTATTGCCTTGTTGAAGGCGAACTTCATAATCTGAATGTCGGTAGATATTCCATTCACAGACCTTCCCTTACTCTTCTCGTGGTCGATATAAGAAAGTACCCACTTCTTGTCAATAGTGTTAAAGTTACAGTTCTTGTCGTAAGCCTCAATCGTTCTCGCCACTCGCTCGTAGTTTCTTCTCGTGTTGTATTTACACTTCGTTTCTGCAACTTTAAGTATATACCCAACAAACGAACCTTGATCCGTCTTCTTTGCGCCCTTGACGATTTCCGTTACATGACATTTTAGCTCATCTGCCGTCTCGTCCTTGTGGTTTAAAATGTAATCCTCCACGTCCGCATAGAGATTCGCAAGCCTTGCGGTCTTCGCCTTTGCGTTTCGGTCCGACTTTGGGAATATCAACCCGGAAAACTTTTCAGTTGTCTGCAAACCTGTGTAGACATAGAATCTCTTGTACTTAAAGGTTATAGAAAAGAACACCTTTAGATCCCTTTTGTTTACATAAATCTTCATTGCATGATTTCCTTTCGTTATCTAACGCTTCAGTCCAATCAGCCTGTTTGATTTTTGTTTGCATATTGTTTGCATTTTATAATATATTTGGGCGTATTTACGGGGCTTTTCGGGCTGTTTTTTACATTTTTAGCGTATCAGTTTTAATGTTTATACTATTGAAAATCAGTGAGTTAAGTAGCGCTGTCGCCCAATACGTTACAGTTATCATT